AATATAAAAATACTCCGGCAATGAGCCAGGGTCAAGTAACGAGTTAGGCATGTCAGTTAACCACCATTCATCTCGCTTTAGTCCTGCAGTTGTCAAGAAGTCAGCAACAAACTCGCTACATATTACGAATCTATTACCTTCAAACCACTTGGCATTTACTTTTCGTAGTACATGGACAAATAGGAAACCTATTAAGTTAGCCCATGAATAACCTTTTATTTTTGGTACTGTCTTGTTTGCCCATGCTACAGCATCCAACAGCTGCGTATATTTAAAAGTATCCAGTACTTCACCACGCCATACGTCAATTCCATCTAAAGACTCTATTTTTTGGTGTCCTATATGGAACGGATCGATGTTTATAATCAATCCATCTCCTACATATATTGCACTGTGGTAATACTTCTTTCTTGTGACTGTCCTTATCACCCAAGGAATAAACCCTTTAGCATCCCTGTATAGTAATGTATCGCCTATTGCTAATTGTGAAATGTTCATTATTCCTCCCTAGTTTATAATAACGCAGTTTACTACTTTATCATCTATGTCGGTATATACATCCAAGTCTGACCACGTAGAAGTACCTATGTCATCACTAAAAGCTGGTCTAGGCCCTTCCATAAGATAAGTCGTGTACTGGGATGCTTCATCAGAGATACATTCTACATTACCATGTTTTTCTAGTATCTCCTCTAACTTACTGATATATTCTTTTAGTTTCATAGTCACCTACCAAGTATTAAATTTGTTTTCATACACATCATACAGTGTGCCGTATTGTGTTGTCAAAGTATCGCTTACTCTATGCTCTTTTAAGAAGCTAATAACATTAGCTACCCTGTTCACAAGGTCCTCTTCCAGCTTACCAAAATCATCAATGTGTACATCTATTGGGTGCATAGCATCCACCTTATTTTCTTTTCCCCAGACAGCCACAAGATACCTGAAGTTTGCTATTTGTTCGTTATGACAATAAATCATGTGTTGAACTGATTCGACATACTTTGATCTTTTATACTTGCCGGTTGTTTTGATATCTATAATAAGATCTTCAAACCAAACGTCCATTTTACCCCAGAAGTTGTATTTATCACCGTTCACGACAAGAATTGACTTAGTAACCTTCTGGAATTCTCCACCGTTACAGGCTTTACAAACATTTATAAAATGTTCACTTGTTGTCAGTAAATCAATCTTGTTTGCTTCAACCACTCTCTGTACTGCGTTCTCGAAGTCAAAACCTCCCAAGGGATACGTGCAAGTTGGTTGTACAACCCTTGCTCTGCGCTCTCTGCCCATGTTGGGGGAGCGTTCTTTAAAAACTCTACCGAACTTATCAGGCTTGCACTCATTCTATTTGCCATGTTTTTCACACTCCCAGTTTACATGAGCGATACAAGAAAAACATGGTTCTTCAGCACCTTCTAATACGTCATATTTACATAGCCCACAAATTTTAGCACACTCACACTGTTGGTCATCCTTATACATAAGAGCGATACAATACCACATGACCTGTGCCAAGTTGTAATTGTCACTTGTCGGATCGTCATCTATCTGTTTGCCCTCTTCGTACTGTGTCCAGTGCCTTAGTAATCCTGCCTTTAATCTGTCTTTATCTAACCCTTGCCAATTGTTGTCCTCGTATTTCTTAGCCCCATAAGTGTACGTCTTTACCAGTCTCTTGATATATTTCCAAGGGAGCAAATCCCATCGGTCTTTTCCTTCATCATGTTTGATACCTGTCATCTATTTCTCCATCAACATATTTTGAAAAACTTCTTCACGGTTTTTCTTTATTTTATTTCTAACTTTATCCCACTTTCTTTTTTTCATTATCACCTTTTCGACTGCGTTTTTTTCTGGCATTCTTAAAACTCCTTTTGTTATTTTGTTACTGTCATATATAATGACTATATCATACATTTTAAAATCGGTTATACTTTTTACATCATTCTTACACTTTATTCTGTACTACTCTCAGACGGAGTATGGGGCCATTGTATACCCTCTGTTTTCTTGATAGGGGAGTAGTGGTCTATATTTTGTGAATACCTACTACAGTTGTTGCAAGGGAACTCATCTGCATCTGTATTATAGAAATATTCACATTCTGTGTTACATTCGAGCCCACTAAACATCCTTAACTCCTAACTTCTTCATGAGTTTTTCTTTTTTCTGTTGCACTGTTTCATTCCAAGTTACCTGGGGACAGGCTTTTATCTTCTTAATGTTAACTCCTCTCTCTCCAGCTTTCCTACATAACAATGAACCATTAGCAGTTGCTACTAAGCCATCACATTTACCGCACTTCTCGATAATTGATTTGTCAGTCATAAGTATTAATCCTCTCTTTAAGTTTCTTTGTTTTTCTTTTTGCCACCGTCTTTTTGCGCAAACCTCACAATACCAACCTAACTTTCCGGTATTTTTATTGACTCTTGCAGGGCATGCGCAGTCGTGACAGGTCCCATTATCACGTCTTTTCTTATCATAACTTTTTCTTATAGCTTTCTTTTCTACTTCGTTCACTTATATAACCTTACCTTTACCTTTATATTATTCTCCGATAGGGTACAATAATAGTAATCTTCATTATCATACACTTCTATAGGAATGTTTCTAAACAAAAGCTTTCTATCATCACTCCACAATAAAAATCTTGCATCATAGGGATTATCATCATTGATACAGATCCAGAAAAACATAACTTCATTCTTAAAATAGTATCCTGTGAATGATTCGTCTGCTGTAAATTCATTACATCTTTTAAATGAATAAACATTCGTCAATTGTTCATCAATATATGGTTGGATCATTACAACCTTTGTTTTCTGTTCGTGCTTTGTCATTTGCACATTGTCAATTGTTACGATGTTACTTGCATTAGTGCTACCTGCAAACATGTTACTTGACATTAAAGACAAAAATACTATTATCTTTTGTATCATTTCTTAGTCCTCCGATTTAATTGCTATTATCATTGCTAAAATAGTAAGTAGTATAGTTATTGTTCCTATTATATATCCTGCCATTAGTTACACTCCCTTAAATGTTTTCTTAGGTCTAGGTCTAGTAGTAATCTGCTATAATCCCTCTCCGATTGGTTGATCAGGTCGTTATTGTATTTATGTATAATACTTATTCTCTCCAGTTCAAGAACTGTAATATACTTACCATCAAAGTTGTACCCTTCCAGTTGCTGTCGAATGGGCAGTGCCAGTGTGTCATAGTTGATGTTTAGCACAATTTACCATCCTTAATGTATTCCAGCAAAGATAAATCCTTTAAAGCGTCAATTTTTAGGTCTCTAAGGCCCGTTACTACGTTGTTACTTGTCGCTGTTTTTAGATCTTTTTCTAGCCCCTTTAAAAACTTCTTTGTATTTTTTATTTTGTCAATTAACCTTTGTTCTTGTGGTGTTCTTGGTATTTTCATGTTATTTATCCCCCTCTAATGAAGTTATTATAAAATTTATATCTTCTTCATCATGGCTACACTGTATAAGAGTTATTCCCCACTCACCATTTATTGGGTAGTACCCCTCAATATCTTTAATGGTGCGTTTTACTATTATTATATGCCAGTATCTACTTACTGGCTTAACCTCTGATGCCATATATTCCAAATATGTTTTAACATAATCACCGTCATTTATTTCTATATCTCTAGCACCATTAGGCCAGAATAGAACCTGTTCTTTTAATATAGATTCCATATTTTGACCTTCTCTAGTAAAACCAAAGTCGATTTCTATCTTCATGTTAAAAGTCTGATCTTCGTCCTCTATTTTAAATAGTTGTTTACCTATGTATTGCTTCATGTTATTTATCCCCTTTATTAAGTATTAAAACTACCAACAGTAAATTAAATATCAACATCACTGTTATTTTCACGATGGAAGAAATAAACAATAACTTTCCTCCAATAATATAATCCATCATGCAACTTGCCATTATTGACATGATCATTATTGTTATACATATAAACCACGTTATTTTATTTTTCATTCAATCCCCTCTAACCTTTAAATATATACAAGTGATAATCATTATTAGACCAATGACAATTGTCACTACTAAGTTTATTTTGTCAATTTCGTTCATTATTTAGCCTCTGCTCTTGGTAAATTATAATATATATCTCGCAGCTTCTCTAATTCTTCTTCTTCCAAGTTCAGCAATTCTATATTTTCATCTATGACTTCACACTCCCCATTCCATAAAGCAGGACAACCGGAGTCACATCCACTAACTATCCCATATGTATGGCAATCCCCGTGGTTATGGCAATCACCGGATAAATATTGTATTGTTCTTGAAAAGTCCATTTTCTCGTGATTTATTTTTCTCATTTTATATATCCCCCTCATTATTTAAAACACGGTATTCCCTGTTTTCTATCCAAGAATATTTGTTTACTTCTGCGTCAATCTTGTTGTATATAAATTCCCTTATCTTACTTTTATTTGTCCAGCTAGTGTACAATATCACGCTTATGACATTATCATACCTAAATAATATCCTTGGTTCATTTATATAAACGTTTCCAGACACACGGTCAATTGTCGATTGTTTATGTATCGTACAAGGGTAATCATTTTCTGTTATATAGCTGCTTTTAGTTTCCGTTAGAACCTTAATATCTTCTTTAGTTTCTAGATTTTCTTTGCCTTTTGTTATTACTATATGATAACAATAAATATGTTCTCTCATTATTCACCATTCCTTAAATATCTTTTTAATATAATCTCCATTGCAAAGTTTATTCTATGTGCATCAATTGCAGAATCTTTTAAATCCATTTGCCACTCGTCAAATGCCCAGGTTGTCCACTCCATATCTGTTATGTAGTCTTTTTCAAACAATTCTACCTTAATTGTTTTGGTTTCTGTATTAAGAAAGATATCAATTTGTATAATACTGCCTTCTGATTCCCATATGTATAAAGTTGCGTTAATTCGTGTATACTCACTCAAGTGTATACTTAGTTCCTGTAAATAACTATCTATGTTAACAGGAAAATTGGTATTTATACTAGCGTCTAATGTTTTTTTGCTCATTTCTCTAACTCCTCCAACTGATTTCTTAAATCTTGTATTTCTTGCTCATTAACTTCATTCTTAGTAAATAGCTCTTCAAAATCGTCTGTTACGCCTTGAATCTCTCTAACTTGCTCTTCATTCTCTTGCTCTAATTCACTTTCTCTTTCTTCTAAATATTCAACGTCTTGTCTTAACTCATTTAGTATACCTGCTGTCAATTCCTCTCCGTCAATTGTCACTTGACAAAAAGAAGTATGTACTTCTATCTCTGTTTCAATGTCAGTAAACTGTGTTACTTTTAACCCTGTTCTGTCTATCGAATGTTTAATGTTAATTGTCATTTTATCCCCTTTAAATATAATAGGTCTCCATTTGGTTTAGGTACTCTAACAGGCTTACCACCATGTTTTTTATTGCTTCGGTAACTTTTACTTTCATACTATACAAAAGTAATGATATATCGTTCTTAATGGTGTTTAGAGTTGAAGCCCTTGACACTTGCCGACCGTCAATTTCTAGTGTATACCTGACAATTGTCTTTGTGTTCATTCGTGAAACTATATCGTTTAATTGAAAGTTTACCTCTTTTTCTCTTAACTGTTTGTCCTGTCGTTCTTTACGTCTGATTGTTCTTTTCATAGTACACTCCATAAAAATTTAATTACTTTCAATACTCCAACAATTAACATAGTTCCCAAAGATAATTTACCTATGAGAACACCTATTGTTCCTATAATATATTCCTCGTTATAATCAATAAGGTATAGTATTACACCTGCAAGACAAGCCCCAAAACACAATATGATTATTAGTATAAACTCCATATTACACCCCTTTTTAATGTTTTATAACTGAAATAATTACTAGAGTTATACATATTATTGCTGAACTCATAATCATCCCAAATGATATACTTTCTGCTATTGTCATTTTCTCCCCTTCAGTTTATAATAATCTTTTGTTATTACTATTCTTTTACACGCGACGCAGGGCCAAGCATACGTCCCCTGTTCTCTATATTCACAGCCATGACAACAATGCATTTTACACCCCTTTAATTAAATAGTTTGTATCACTTAATATATCTTGATAGCCTAGTAACTGGTTATCAGTAGTCCTAAATATTGCATTGACTAACTTATTCTTGATAGTGGTCATTTTAGATCGGTTAGGGTGATAGTTTACCACCCTGTTAAATACTTTATCGTTTACTTTGCTAGTTGTCATTTGATCTCCTCACACCTTTTATTAAATCCTTCAATAATATCATCCATGAAATCTTCGGATAGTATCATTACTTGATCTTCTATTTCTTTTAAATAGTTGTAGTACACCTTGTCTTGAAAGTCTCCTGTATAATAATCAGATCGATAATCCACATAAGCAGATTTTAGCCAATCTTTTGCAGCTAACAAATGTATCTTGACAATTGCCTTTGCTATTTCTACCTCGTTTAATCCCATGTTATTTTCCCCTTATTGTTTTTGTTTATTGTTTATTGTTTATTGTCTATTCGCTAATACTATTCCAAAAATGCTGTAATAACTTTGGAAGTGTGTCACTTGCCAGTTTTTCAGCGTATTTAGTATCTTGAACCGTGTCTTTTAATGGGTGAGTCATCATATAACTGCCTCCTCTATATAATACTGCGTAAGTATTCTTTAAGGCATAAATTGTCAAAACCTGTTCACAAAATGCCCATAGATTTTCTTTTATGGTAGGTGTTAATGTGTAATCTTCTGTTAAAGCATCAAACATATTTATATTTCTATCATTCGCATAACTATTTAAATGATAGTGTTGTCTATTATTACCAAGATGCCCGAAAGACCAATACCAATCACAATCCCATGTTGGTTTAGTGATATATACTCTTTCTCCAGTCTCTTTTAATGTACCTAAATATATTTTGTCTTCGCCTTCTATCTTTTTTGTATTTTCCATATCATCCGCCTTATTATTTTTGTTTATTATTTTGTTTTTCTACCTCGTTTAATCCCATGTTAATTATTATCCTTTTCATCATCCATCACCACTGAAATGTAATCAATATTATCATGATTTATAAAAACCATACCATTTAACTTATATACTGTTATATCCTGTTTATTTATATTTATATAATTTAACAGGTTTTTATAATTACACCTCGCCGGAGTCAATAAAGATCCTGTTTTTATTGCCTCCGATTCAATAATATTATGAACTAATTTATTATTATATAATGTAATACAATAATCTTCCTTAGATAATTTATCAATAATGTTCAAAGTCTCTGATAGATTACTATAATCCAATTTAATATAATCCTCTGGTAAATCATCCGGCATTATTTTTGATATATCAGGAAAATTAATACTTAGAGTTTTACAATGAATTACTAAATCACCTGTTTTAATCATTGCTTGTAAATTACTAATTTTTACTTGGCAATTGCCAAGGGGGTAAAATATAAATGTGGGTAAATTTACTTGTAATTCGTCAATATCGCTGTTATAAGCCTGTTTTATAACTCTTGTTAATTGCCTGCCATCAGTTGATGCAATATCAAGATTATTAGCTTTATTAAAGTTTAATACTTTTTCAAATCTAGAACCTTTATTTGTGCATACCGTAGAAAGTAGGTTTTTTACTTCCAACTCTTTTAAATCTACTGTATAATCAAATTTATCCAACATCTGGAGATCAAAAGTATCGTAAAATTTTGACGGTTTAATATTAGTACTCAATTTTATAATTTTAGACCCTGTTATAATACTATTATCCGTTAATTCAATAGTATCTGTTTTAATTACTGATAATGCTTTACTCACGAAGTCAATACTATAAAGATTTTTTCCAAGAGCCGCTTGGTGTATATCCTTAGTAATATATTTTACATTACCAAGATATCCATTTTCTTTATCTATTATTACAGTGCTAATATTACCAACACTATTGACCCAAAAATATCTCTCTTTATCAGTATTATACTTTTTTAACATAGTTAACGCTTTTTTAAATTCTCTAGTTTTTATTATCATGTTATCCACCTTATTATTTTTATTTATAATTCTATTGTTGGTTTATTTTAAAGTAATCTTGTTTATACCAATTACTATTGTCGCCGGATTCATCAAAATACTGTGCTAGATGAGTGTCTTTGTTATAGTATGGTTTGTTACCACAAATGTTTATATATTTCATTTCAGGACGATTCTCAGCGTTGTCTTTAAGTCTTTACATTCAAATACCAATTTGTTTATCTTACCTTCAGCCGTTCCCCAACCACCCATAAAACTATCTGTCATTGTTACATAATACATATTGTCCACCTTATTAGTTAATCTTTATTTAGTCGGTATCATATACCGCTTGTTTGTTTATAATAATTCTTCGCAACAATTACAACAATCGTTTTCATCTGCTATTTCTTCTTTAAATCCCTCATTACCACAATTAGAGCAAGTGTGAAACATTTCAAGACTGTTTCCGTTCATCATACAAACTTGATAGTCGGAGTTAATAAGGAACACATAACCACTCATTTTATTAAACATTATTGTTAAGCCATCGTCATAAAAGTCCTCAGGCAAACCTTGACTTACTTTAGTATCTAATATTGTTATCATTTCGTCGATCTCTCTTGCTCCGAACTCTGACATATCACTTGTTACTGTATTTTCCATGTTATCCACCTTATTAGTTAATCTTTATTTAGTCGGTATCATATACCGCTTGTTACTTGATAGTAATATAAACTATCAATTCCCGCTTGTCAAGTGTTATTTTAAAAATATTTAAAAAATATTTAATTGTTCTTCTAATAACAAATGTATTTCTTGTAAATCGTGATTACCCCACATTTCAACGGCATAATACAAAGATTTTAGTTGCTGTTCGTTTTGTATCTCTAAGTTTAATGTAAATGGCTCAAATGTTGGTTGTTGCTTGTCAATTGTCGCTTTGATCATTGTCTGTTTGTCCTTTTGTTTATATTTTAGGTGTCTATTACTAATGTAACAACCGATAACCTTACAATCGGCATAATTAGGCCCTTCGACACATGTATCACATGGCTTAATCATTATATACCTCTCTTATATTCAATGATTGTTTTTACTATCGCTAGTACAATTAGTAAGCCGAAGGCCGTTGTCATAATTGTTAAGGATAGTTTAGCGCCTTGCGTTAGGTCTGTTAGTAGTCTTAGTTGTTCCATGTTTAGTTCCTTTGTTGTTAATAAGATATACTAGTTATACATTACCGCTTGTCTATTGTCAAGAGTTTTTATTGGTATTATTCGGATATGTTAGGTGTTTTACTTATTCTTTACATTTGGAGGGTATTTGTTTGTTATGTGCTATTTATGGTTTAGTTGTAGTATTTGTGTATATTGTATGGGAAAAGGATACAAAAGTAGTCTACAACGTATCTGCACGCTATAGAGTGCGGTTATGTGTACAATACTTGTATACTACGCTTTATAAGTGTTGTATGTTAATTGACACTTATTTGATGTTTACTTGTAAGTTGTGTATAGGGCATGAGTTAGAGGATAATTGATAATTGTTACTTGTTATTTGTCGTGTGCTATTTGTTGTTTGCCCAGTGCTTTTGTAGTTAGTGTATGTTTTGACCAATGCAGCTAAAAACATTTAATAGTTGTATAAACTATAAATATAATGCCCTTTTAGAGGTAGTACAGGAAACACTCTACAGTGTCTGCGCTGTCTGCAGGTGTTTTGAGACAAAAAAGGGGTCGGTCGATTTGGTGAAATAGCTTTTTGTTATGCAGTCCCTAGCAGAGTTTCTAAGTGTCGTTATCTGTATTGTAAATAAAAAGACAATAGAAAAATGAAATAGTGTTAAAACGGCAATAAGCAATAATTATTGGGTCTGCGTTCGACTCTACAAATACAAAAATTGCTGTAGTCCTTTGTAGAGTCGCAACAACCATCAATTGTCACCCACCATCACAAGGATAATACAATATAAGTATGTGTAATACATCTATTACTTGGCAATTGTCAAGGTGACAAGTAATAAAATAAATATTATTATCTCACAAATAACACTTGACATGGTGTCACTATAATGCTATAACTATGACAGAGAGTTAATGAAGTTGGTGCGACGTTTACTATCTAATGCCAATGGTCAACCGCTACCTGATAACGGGCGGTTGATACTGAGGTTAGTTCTTTAACATCACGTAGCAATGCGCAAGCAGGGCAAGTAACAATTATTACATGACAATGGTCAACTGTCCAGTGACGGTGCACTATGGATGCCTGACAGGGTGTCACATGCCAATGGCTATATGAGATATGCTAATCGCCGATTGTCAAGGGCCGGGGGGGTCTTTTATTTTCACCCCCACCGATTTTTAGTAAACCACTTATAAATAAACACAAGCGGTAAGTAACAAAGGAGACTAGATGAAAGTAGAGAAAGAGTTAACAGCTTATTCATTAGGAATGAGAACGTATATAGGGGTGAAGGTAATAAACGCTTATCCTCTCAAAGAGAATGGCAAAGAAGGGTATTGTGTGCATTATCCTGATGGATACATAAGCTGGTCACCAAAAAAGATCTTCGAAGAGGCTTATCGTGAAGTGTCTTATAGTGAAAAAAAGTTAGTAGACCACCAGTAGCAAAGGACAAATAATGAGAGTTAAGTACAGAGAAGACCAAAAAAAATTCTTTAGATACATACCTAATGGGCTAATACATATAGTAATAATTTTGATTATACCTTACTTCCTTATAGGCACCTTAGTAGACTTCATCAAAGGAGAATTTATCTTAGAATTAAAAGAGAGTCTTTTTTGTACTTATGTATGGAGAGATAAGGAGATAAGGAGGACAAATAACATGATAGCAATTGTACCTATCCTTATAGTAGTGGCAATAATATATTATGTTTGGTTCTACTAACAACCAACACCCAACAAAGGACAATTAACAATGATACTACCATTCGTACTAATAATAGCAATAGTACTCTTTATGGCAAAGTAGAAAAGGAGAAACAGTGTCTAAAAAGAAAGAAACACCAAACTGTGCCATATGCCAATGGGCGAAGCCTTATAATTTTGGATTATCTTTAGATTGTGCAGCACAAGGTAGGACTATATTATTTGCCAATAACACAAGACAATGTAGAAAACTGTATAAGAAAAAGGACAAATAACATGTGGCCAACAATAATAGTAGCAATAATTTGTTTAACAGTTATAATAGTAGTAATAGTAGTAATTCTTGGAAAAGAATTATAACAACCGGGCAATCGTCTAATGGTAGGACATAGAGGTCACAACTCTAAACGGCGTTCGATTCGCCTTGCCCGGCAGTAGTATTAAAATAATAATTTTCATTTCAGGCACGTAACAATTGACAGCAACTTAATCGTAAAGTCATTGAGGCTAAATACCTCTTGTCAATTGCCATGCCTGTTTTTATTAAAGGAGAACAACAATGACTAACGTAAAACTATTTTTGTCAATCGGCACACCGGCAGCTATCGCAACAGCAGCTTTATTGATCAGCTATGCGATATACCATATAAGGAGGAAGTAATGAAACGTTTCGCAATTTCAGCAATAGTAGGTAAAAACAATGATTTTGATACCGACGCATTGTTACTTGATATAATAACAGCAACGTCTAAAGAAGAGGCTGTAGGAAAATTTATGCTTGGGTCAAACCACTTTACTATAGGCAAACGGCCATGTTCAGAATTATCAATTGTGGAGATAACAGATGGAAAATAACATTACTCAACAAACCAAACCAAAGATAAACGTACAGTACACTTATCACTTCTCAATGATGTACCAGACACCATACCTTGGGCCTAGAACAGTTGAGGATCAGGTTATCTTCAGTGAAGAGGTGACAAGCATGAACTTGGCAATATTCCGGAGAGCCTGTAGAGCAAAGCTGGAGCGTAAGAATGGACATGAAGTAGTTGACCCAGTGCTGTTGGGATTTACAAGAATGAGGTGGATGTGATGAACGGACAAGAGATAATAGCCATTTGTGCATTCGCTGCAGGAATGGCCACCTCGGCATTCGGCACTTGGTACTTGATAAGTGACAAGTTGAAGAGGGATAATAACGTGGGAATACAGGAAGGTAAGGTAAGAAACGGTGGTAGAAATCCTCATCGAAAACCTGATAAGAAGCCAGACATAAAGATATATGGTCAAGGAGTACAAGATGTTAACAAAAGATGAGTTAATAAAACTAACAAAGAACAGTAACGTATTTACAAACAAAGGATGGATGAGGAAAAACATAGAGCATATGGATTTAAGGATGAAGGTTGGGGCAAAAGACGGTTACTATGGTTCCCAGTTTTTTACAAGAGATCTACTTGATAAGAAAACAGGAAGAGGCTCCTTAGACTCACTAGTACGCTATTACCGTCTTATACGAAAACTAAACGTAAAAACTACTTCGGCAGAAATAACCATAAGGTGGATGTGATGGAATACCAGAACAAAACACAATTGACACGTCTCAAGGAACAATTGTCACTTGTCTGTCAGGAATATATGAATAAACAAACACACAGCATTAAAGATATCAAAGTTACTTTCACCACAGAGGGTATTGTAGGTGGAGTAGAAGTTAACATAAGGGAGCATAAGTAATGGGAATAGGCGAAGCAGTAGAGGCAATGGAAAATGGGCAGAAGGTTAGAAGAGCAGGATGGAATGGTAAAGGGATGTGGTTGTGCTTAATGCCTTCATTATTCCTACCTAAAGAAAGCGTTAACGTAAGAACTAAAAGTCATATAGGTGAAGCAGACCTTGATTGTCAACCTTATATTGTTATGTGGACTGCACAAGGAAAGTGGCAACCGGGATGGTTAGCATCACAACCAGACTTACTGGCTAAAGATTGGGAGGTAGTAAAATGAGCAACAAAGAATTGTCACCGGCAAAGATAATGTTTGGAGCACTTGGTAAGGAACGCTCAGAAGGTTTTTTGTCAGGTATGGAAACCACGTTGGATGGAGTAATAGCAGCATTCAAACTTGTGTCAAAAGGAAAAAAGTCCTTGACAGTCAATGAAATAACTAGTATATTGAATCATAATATTGATGCGTATACAAAGCTATTAGCTGAATATACAAAGGAGCAAGATCCGGATGATAGTACAACCAGACCAGAGTGATAATGATTTAGCGGCAATGTTAGAAGAGAGACACCCAAGAGCTACAACTTTACAGATGAGTGGTTCCTTATCAGTTGATAGTAAAGATGAGAAAGTTACCAACACCTACTCACCGGAAGCACAGACAAGGGACGCATTGCTAATGCAACTAGGTTGTGAGATGAGTAAGTTATCAAATGACGATCTTTCAGTAGCAGTAGAACTTGTAGGAAAGCTTCCTGAACTTAAGAAGATAGGTAATATCTTATTAAGGATGCTTTAATGGAGAGTATTTGCTGTCTTAATTGTGGGTACATGAGTAATCCCCGTAGAGGCAAGGTATGGTGCACTGAGGTACAGTTACTAAGACCATACGAACACAAATGTATCTTTTATAAAAATTATTTTGAGGTTCTTCTAGAACTGAGAAACAATAGACCAGATATCATCGTTGATGTGTCTGAACCAACTTAAACAAAATAAAACACGTTTTTATTTGTACTTATATTAGCTTTTAAATTAGTAATCCCTATGTCGTTGACTAGGGGTTGCGCAGTTGGTAAGTAACAGTGGTTAAATCAGGCGTTGCCTGTTAACATATAGCGAATTAAAACAAACAAATTAAAGAATATAAAGCTTTAATAGATAAGTAAAAAAACAAATTGATAAAAACCGAGGTAGGGGTATGGTGTCACCTGCTCTTACCGATTCGCTTATTCGGAGATATATATGAATAAATATAAACTTCCTTCATATGAAGGATTAGATAAAAAGTCGAACATGTACAGAGAAGTCGTCTCTTTACGTGGAAAAGTTAGACGAGACGCAATTGTAGCTGTCACAGACATAATATTGAATAATAAAGACATGTATGAGCAAGATATTATAGATGCAGCAGAGTGTTTGTTACCTCAAAATAAGAAAGCAGAAGGTAAACTACCTCCTAAAGTTCAAGAGATCTATGACCTATTTGAAGATGTCAGAACCCATGTTTCAGAAGAGAATATCTTTGCAAAATACAGATATGGTAGACGTGAAATGAAGGACTTCATCAAAGTGATGATAAAGAAACCAGATCCAGCGGATCGCAAATGGGTTAATTTTGTTGAAGACCTAGGTACATATGTTTTAATGAAGATAGGCGGCGATCCCCCTAAAGACTGGTCAGGCTATCTTCCTCCCTATAATCCACTTATTTAGTTAGTTTTTGTTTGATTCCTTTCTAAAACCGCAGGTTACTCACCTTTCCTGCGGTTTTTTTGTGTATATACAGAAAATCGTTTACAAAATATAATTTGTGTTGTATACTTGTTATATGACATTGGAAACCAAGAAGAAAATCATATATAATACAATCAAAACCGGAATGGAGCTAAAAAGGGCTTTCTTACTAGCAGAATGTTCTGATGAAGATATAGAACAAATTGAGAGTGATGAAGAGTTCATGACTAAAATTGACAAGTACCAAGTATACGCCGAGCGTAAAATGCTTGAACTACACGCCAAAGCTTGTCAAATAGCAGCTACCAAAGGTAATACTACTGGTATGCAGTGGAAACTTGGCAAACTGAACCCTGATAGGTGGGGTGAGAAGAAAACTGATATACTAATACCTGGGAAGTTGGTAATAGATGGAGACGACAAGGGACTCCTATAAAGCATATAGGATAAAGAAGACAGATAAACAGAGAGAAGCAGTTAAGTTAATAGGAGAGAATGAGACTACACTTTTAGAAGGTGGTAGTAGATCAGGAAAAACCTTCATTGCGATCTTTATTATAATAGTAAGATGTTTGTTAATGCCGGGATCTAGGCATCTAGTTGCTAGGTTCAGGTTTGCACATATAAAACAGGCCATTTGTTATGACACAATGCCAAAAGTATTAGAGGCATGTGGGCAGACGGCAAGTTGTAAGCTAAATAAGACCGATTGGTTTTATGAATTTGACAACGGATCAACCATTTGGGTTGGTGGTATGGATGACAAGGAACGAACGGAGAAGATACTTGGAAATGAGTACTCTACAATCTTCCTTAATGAGGCATCCCAGTTGTCATTTGATGCTTATGAGATGATTGTTACTAGATTGAACCCTTCAAAGGGCATGTCTGGTAAAATGATAATAGATTATAACCCCCCTTCTATACAACATTGGGGTTACAAAATGTTTCACAAAGGCAAGTTTCCTGACGGAAGACCAATACCTGAAGAAGGTTACGCCAAGTTGTTGATGAATCCTAAAGATAATCCACACTTGGATCCCGCCTATATCAAGCGTATTTCATTGTTAAGTGAGGCAAAAAGGCGTCGATTTCTTGATGGTGGGTACTCTTTAGACTCAGGCTCCTTATGGAAGCGTTCATGGATAAAGTTTAACGAAGATATGCCAGATTTCTTTAGAATTGTTATAGGAGTTGACCCTTCTGGAACAGTTGCCGGAGATGAAGTTGGTATAATCGTATGTGGCAGCACTGTATTAGGCACTAAAGAAATGTACTGGGTATTAGATGACTTTTCATTACATGGTACACCTAATGAGTGGGCAGAAGCAGTCGCAGCAGCATATAACAAGTGGCAAGCTGATATAGTTGTAGCGGAAAAGAATTATGGTGGGCTTATGGTAGAATCTACTATAAAGAACGCCCAACCAACAGTAAATGTGAAATTGATTAACTCATCAAGAGGTAAAATTGTAAGGGCCGAGCCTATCTCTGCTTTATATGAGCAAGACAAGATAAGACACCGGACAATGTTTAATGACCTTGAGGATGAGATGTGTATATATGAACCGGGATCAGACCAGTCCCCTAATAGGATGGATGCTATGGTTTTCGCTATGACAGAATTGACCGGCGAAGGAATATCAATGATGGATGTAATATAAAGGAAGATATGGCAGTAACTAAAGGTACGAAACTAGACAACTCATTAACAGATTTAGTAGCAGGCGTGGCTTCAGCTACTATGATGAATAACGGCTTACTTACCGGAGGTTCAACCTTATCATCATATGGAACCATAGCTCACGCTAATAACTACAGTCTACTTACAGTAAACAGAATAATCTTAACATATTTATATACAGGCAATGGTATATTTCAAACAGCCATTGAATTACCTGTACAAGACGCTCTCTCTAAAGGTATTAAGCTTGAGTGCCCAGAATTGGACACAGACAGCGTTAAGAAGGTACTTGATTGGATGGAAACACCTTTTAATAATAGTACAGAAGCCTTCACTCCTTGGGAAGTAATACAAAACATGTTTATCTGGTCTCGATTATATGGTGGATCAGCTATCTTAATTAACACAGATCAAGACCCAGAGACACCTTTAGATATGGAATCTCTAAGTTTCGGTGGTAATTTCGAGATGTATGACATCGACAGATGGCAAATGGACTATAACGCCTACTCATATAAAGAGGACTACATGGCCTCAGCTATTGAAGAGGGAGACCATTACTATTTACATGGTGTTAAAATACATAAATCAAGAATGATTAGATCCAGAGGTAAAAGAGCACCTTATTATGTCAGACGACAACTAAAAGGTTGGGGAATGTCTGAAGGTGAACGAATGATTAGAGACATTAACGGTTTCTTGAAGACTCAGGACGTTATGTATGAAATCATGGATGAGGCAAAAGTTGATATTTACAAAATAGAGAATTTAGCAGGAAAACTTCTACAAAGAGGTGGCACTGAAAAGATACAGAACAGGGTAATGGTAGCTAACCAATTGAAAAGCTACGTTAATGCTCTTGTACTTGATACTAAAGAAGAGTATCAACAAAAAACTATGGCGTTCTCTGGAATGGCTGAAGTTATGAGAGAAAATAGGTTAGGTGTTGCAGCAGCATTACGAATACCTATGACTAAATTATTTGGTATATCTGCATCAGGTTTTAACACTGGTGAGTCTGATCTTGAGAATTATAATATGATGGTTGAAAGTAGTGTAAGAACTCCAATGAGACCTATAATAATGAAAATTCTTGAAATTGGTATGAACAAAGTGTTAGGTTATTGCCCAGAATTTTCTTTCTCTTACCCTTCTTTAAGAATTGTATCTGCTCTTGATGAAGAGGGTATTAAAGTTTCTGCTCAAAATAGAGCAATGAGCCTTTATGATCGTGGTATAATCTCAGCACCTGAGTTAGCAGCTATAGGTAAGAGAGAATCATGGATTGAGATGGATTTACAAGCTACTGAGGGTAAGATAGATGATCAACCGGAACCACCGGGAGTAGATCATGAGACTAATACTACGAGCATTGGTAAATCAGTGAAGAAACCGGGAACAAGTACAGAGGAGCTTAATAACCCTTTTAGTACTGATAAAAAGTTTCTATAAGAGGAATATATGAAATATAAAGTGTTACAGAATGGGGCAAACTTAACAGATGTTCTAAACGCTAATACATGGCCTAAACGGTACAGATGCGAGTTCATAGAGCCAGGGATTTGTGATTACAGCGATATAGACGCTGGCACAATCTATATAGGGCCAGACACGCTAGACAAGATGCTATCAACCTTCATAGGTAAACCAGTTGTAAACGAATTGCATAACGATTTAACTCCGGAGCAAGCGTATAAACTATCTAATGAAGATTTAGAGTCCCTAGCTGATGGTGTGGTATATGACGTAGGATCTTCCGGAAATGGCTGGCAGTATTGTGATATGATCATTTGGGATAAGAAGACCCAAGACAATATAGACATACACGGTTACTCAGTTTCCTGTTCTTATGCAGTTATAAGAAATGGTGAAAGTGGCACACACCACGCTATACCTTATGATACAGAAGTGTTGGAAGGGTGTTATACCCACAATGCTATAGTGAATAAGCCAAGATATGAGAGAGCCAAGATATGGGAATTACCATCATCACTATACAATAGTGTAGGTGATGAGTTAATTAGTAAGATAAATAATTCAAGAGGAGACAAAGAAATGTTTAAAAAGATTTCTACACATCTTTTCAATGGAGCAAAGAAAGACAACTCTGCCTCAAATGCTCCTGAAAAGAAAGAAGACGTTGTAAGTATGGAGAACGCAGTTATAGTTCTTGAAAACGGTACATCAATTCCATTAAATGATGCAATTGAGGCTTATAACAAAGTGAACAACATGAAAGAAGAGTCTACTAAAGATCCTGACTCAGCAGAGAAAAAAGATAATGCTGAAGAAGACGACAAGAAAGACGACAAGAAAGATAACGCTGAGGCACCTCAAGATGTGGTAGCTGAACCAGTTGTTAAAAATGCTTGTGATGGTGAAGACGACAAGAAAGACAACGCTGAGGCACCTCAAGATGTGGTAGCTGAACCAGTTGTTAAGAGAGAAAACTCTAAAAAAGAAGACAAAAAACACTTTATTCAGGTTAAAAATGCAGTAGCTAAATCTGAAGAAGTTAAGACATATGTGAATACTACAGCAGACCGGTACGCCCGTGGAGCTAGTAGATATGGTTCTAAGGAGGCCAAATAATGCCATTATACACGAATCAATTTAAACAAGGAAATGCGGTAGGTACGTTAGACCTTAACGTAAACCCTAACCCATTCTCAATGGTTGTACAATATCAATCAGGTGGTACAGGTAACTTAGTACCAGGTGAAGGTGTAATATTAGATGACTTAGGTGCTTCTGATTATAATTCTCTACCACAAGTTGATAAGAGAGCTTTAACAGCAGACGCTATAGAAGGCGTGGTAATCTTTGATCCTAAGAGAGCATCAGCAACTCCGGGAACACGTATCACTATCGCTAAAAAACACGCTGTAGTTTTTATGAACTCCGGGGCAGCTCTCCTTCGTGGAGCTAAAGTAGAACTTGTTTTAGCTACAGCAGGGAATGTTATCACACAATCTGCCGGTGCATTATTTGGAAAAGCTTTAGATAAGGCAACAGCAGCTGATGAACTAATCAGAGTTGAAATATTAACAGACGGGGTAGTATAATGAGTAGAAGAGTAAATATACAAGGTATGGCACTTACCAATGCAAACGGTGCTATTGATGTAAACTCAGCAGGTTATGAGTATGTAATCAAAACAACTTCTGAAATTCGATCTAGAATCGTAGAGCAGAAATTTTATAAAGTAGCTCCTGCTGACTTTATGCCAGTAGACGTTGGTGAAGCAGCATGGAAAAGCGAGATCGTACAGAATATCACTTACGATTTAGCAGGTGACTTTTATCAAGGTGACAATGAGACAATGACAGGTGGCGGTCGTATCGCTGAAGTTAACACTGCATTAGCTCCAATAAGAATGCCTACAATTGTTTGGGCAAAAGGTATCTCTTGGAACGTAGCAGAGGTCGCTCAAGCATCAGCATCTTCCAATTGGGACATCATCGAAGGTAAAATGAAGTCTCTAAAAAGAAACTGGGATCTTGGTATTCAAGAAACAGCTTTCTTAGGCCATCCAACAGAAGCAGCTATGACTGGTTTAATCAACAATGGTGAAGTAACAATCAACACTGCTATTATAACAGAGCCTTTAAGTGGAATGACAGAAACAGAGTTTACAGCTTTCGTAGCAACAGTATTAAATACTTATTTTGCTAACTCTAACGAGACAGAAATGCCAGATACTTTTGTTATGCCAACAAGTGATTACCTAGGAATGGGTGTACCTTACAGTGCTACCTACCCTAACATCTCTAAATTAGAGTACTTGTTAAATACTTTTAAGAAGATGACAGCTAATGAAGGCTTTCAGATCAAACCATTGGTTTATTGTGAAGCATCTAAAAATAGCATTAGAGGAATCAACAAACAAAGATACGTTCTTTATAAGAATGATCCAGACACATTGTCAATGTCAATTCCAGTTGATTTTAACATGTATCAAGCGGATACTTCTAACAGTATCTTTTGGCAACAACCATCAATCGGTCAATACTCTGGTGTACTTGTAACAAGAGCTCCAGAAATATTATACTTTGACTATTAAAATAAAAAGGAAGTAACATGAGAATCTTTAACAAAGGTAAAAGAAAATTTGAAGTAAAGGACGGCAAGGACACTGTAGTAATACAGCCTCAACGTTTCTCTACTGTTTCTGATGAACTAGGAAAAAGTCTTTTAAAAGACTACTTCCGTGATCTTTCTGAGACAGAAGATGTTAATAAAGATGAAAATATTTCTCTTAAAAAAGAAATAGCAGAACTTAAAGCTCAATTAGCTAAAAAGGAATCGGGAAAAAGTAATAAAAAGAAGCCCGTAGCTCCTAAAGAAGTAAAAGAGACAGAAAGTAACTAATCAATGTCAAGGAAAGATTATGGCAAAAGAAAAAGCAACAGGTCTAACTTCCCCTGTTACTGCTCCTATTAAAAAACCTTTGTCAAAACTCATACACAACCGGGGTAAAATCCCGGTTGTTATTAGATATATAAAAGGTTTACCAGAAGTATTGCAGGTCAACAGAAAAGTTAGATTAAAAACAGAGATAGCAGATAAGCTATTAACTAAATACAAAGATTTAAAAGAAGTCAAAAAAGGAGACAAGTAATGTCTATTCAAAATACACAAGCAGCTATAGAGCTGGGAACATTGACAGCAGGTACAAGATGGTTAGCGTTATTTGAGACTACACCGAATGAAACCTCTGCCGGCACAGAAATATCAACAAGTGGTACTGGTTATGCAAGAGTACAGGTTGACGCTGGGGACTGGACAATAGTAGATAAAACAGCGACTTTAAATACAGAGAAAGCTTTTCCTACAGCAGTATCGGCATGGCCTACAGTAGTTGGGTTTGCTTTGATGACAGCATCTTCAGCAGGTACCATACTTAGATACGAAGACTTGTTTGCAAGTAAAGCAATCTTACTAGATGACACTGCAAGGTTTGCATCAGGGGAACTAACACTAAACTTCTCATAAGGATTAAAATATGGCTGAAATAATAAGGTATGTAGACACAGGGGCAACAGGTACCGGTGATGGTACCTCTTGGACAGATGCCTACACCTCTATGTCCGCTATGGAGGCCGCAGAACAACAGGATTTAGTAGCAGGTGGTAACACGTTCACATGTTATTGTAGAGCCAGCACTGGAGTAGCAGATACGACTCCAGTTATCTTCCTAGGTTGGACAACAGGCGTAGCCAACGATATTAAAATCATAGGTGAGTCAACCTCCAAGTGGGACGCAAGTAAATATAGATTCGTATTCCCCTTCTCTGTTACAACCGGTATGTCATTAGAAGTACCTAACTTAACATTTGACTCTATACATGTAGAACACACTAAATCAGCGGCATCCGCTACTTATACCTATACTATAAGAGTTAGGAACCCCGGAATAACAATTAAGAACTGTATTCTCAAGGGAGTCAATGACGGAGCACCATCCCAATATTTAGGATGGACAGGTGTTCATATACAGTATTCAGATGGAATATGTTTATTTTACAACAATATACTCTATGACTTCATTGTAGGTGGCGCAGCAGCTCTAAAAGATAGATCGTCTGGTGTCTCGACTGTATACGCATATAACAACACTTTATATAATAATGACGTTTCACTTCAAGGTGACAACGGTAACATGGTTGTAAAGAACAGTATTATAGCAGCTACAGGGACAACTCTAGTAGAAGGAACGATAAGCTCGGCATCTGACTACAACTCATTTGATACAGCGGAGACCACAGGAGGAGCCAACGACAGAGCTAGTCAAACTTTCTCTTTCACAGACGTACCAACAGGTGATTTTACACTATTACCAATCGATACAGGTGCTTTGGATGTAGGAGTAGATCTTTCAGCAGATCCCGGCCTCTCTATAGTAGACGATATTATAGGAACCGCTAGACCACAAGGTTCTGGCTATGACATAGGGTCAATAGAAACTATTGGTTCAGTGACTTATGTTGATTTAAATAGTACAGAGACCACTACTGTAATAGAGACAGCGGATCTTACTGTGCAATCAGCAATAACAGACATAGTTAGATATGTAGATACAGGTGCTACAGGTACAGGTGATGGTACAAGTTGGGTTAACGCTTATACAGCATTAGCAACGATGGAATCGTCAGAACAACAGAATCTAGTATCTACTAACAGTAGGTTCACATGTTATTGTAGAGCGAGTACTGGACTAGCAGACACTACTCCATTCGTATTTTTAGGTTGGACAACTAGTGTAACTAACACTATATCTCTAATAGGAGAAAAAACTTCATCGTGGAACACTGATAAATACAGGTTGGAGATACCCTATGATGTAAGTACAGCGATATCCTTAGAGGTGCCGTATCTTACATGGGATGCTATACATCTACAACACACTAAATCAGCGTTGTCTTCTACTTACGTGTATACACTACGTATAAGAAATCCTAATATACATGTTAAAAACAGTATTATTAAAGGTGTTAATGACGGAGCACCTGCTCAATATCTTGGATGGTCAGGTGTACATATTCAAATCGATTCTCTGTCAGCACAGTTTAGTAACAATATAATATATGGTTTTGATGTAGACGGAGCAGCAGCACTAAAAGATCGTAGTTCCATTGGTGCTACTGTTTATGCATATAACAACACTATTTATGGTAATGACATCGCTTTGCATTGTTACGATTCTACTTTAGTGTTAAAGAATACACTGGTTGCAGGAAATAACCAGACTCTAGAAGACTCAATAAACCCTGCATCTGACTACAACGCATTCGATTCTGTAGAGACCACTGGAGGAGCCAACGACAGAGCAAGCCAAACGTTCTCTTTTGTGGACGCACCAAGTGGTGACTTCTCTCTGTTACTTACAGATACAGGAGCTTTAGATGTTGGCGCTGACTTATCAGCAGACCCTGGTCTAAATATAAGTAACGATATTATAGGAACTTCAAGACCACAAGGCCCTGGTTATGATATAGGGTCTATAGAGACTCCTGAAGACACCGGTTTTGTGGAGTTACAGTCTACAGAATTAGCTATTATATATGAACATGCCGACTTAACACCCGGCCCATATAATGTAACAGCTACAATACCGGTTTTAGAACCTTTTCCAGTGTCCGTACTTAATCCGTCACAGACGTATTACGTTGATCAAGCGTATCCCGGAGCATCGGACAGCAACGATGGTTCAGAGACTAACCCTTGGTTAACTATAGACCACGCAGCCGACGCTGTTGTTGGTGGTGGTAAGATTATAGTAAAGGCAGGATTCTATGACGAAAGGGTAGATTCTACAGTTGGTGGTGTTGATGGGAACTGGAAAGTTTTTGAGGCGCAGGGATCAGTAACATGTAGAGGTTTTGTAATACGCTCAGCCTCATATGTGGCAGTAAATGGATTTATTATAATTGATCAGCTTGATCCTATTGGGACATCCTACGGAAGTGGTGTGTGGGTGCAAGGTGATTATGTATATGTATTAAATAATACGATATCAGGTTTCGCAAGATCAACAGGTGTAACATCTTCCGCATATTCTGTGAATTTAAATGTTCAAGTAGAAAACAATAGAATATTCGATTGTACAGGCGGTGTGTGGGTTGATGGTAGCTCATGGTTGGTTATAAATAACAATATATCAGCATTACGTTACATAGACGGCGGGGATTGTGACTACTTTAGGTATTTCGGTGACGATATAATTTTTCGTGACAACTACATGCATGACACTTTACAGTCCTCAGTTGGCCCGTCACATGTTGATTTCTTTCAAACTTTTTGGAACAATCAAGAGTCACACAGGATACTAATAGAAAACAATTTAGGCCACGGCCCTTATGTTAATCAGGCGGTACTCATAGAAGGGCAAGGTGACATAGTTACCGATATAACAATTAGAGGGAACGCTCTAGTAGATATGACCTCTTGGGGTATTTTGGTCGGGGCTGCAAAGAGAATAACAGCGTATAACAATACAATTAGAGGAGCAGACACAGCACCCTTTGGTATTGCTTATAGACAAGGAACCTTACAAGGTGAAGTCGATAGGGCAACCGGTGTTGTTAGAGATAATATTATAAACAACTGGACATCAGACAACTGGTTTCAAGGGAACTGTATTGTAGAGTACAGTTATAATATAGTAGGAAACGCTGAGTACCTTCAAGACCCAACTGATATTCTTGCTCCAGATCCAAGATTTGTTAATACCGCAGACATAGTAGGGCCAGATATGCTCCCGTTTACATCAGATGATGGTCTTCGTTTGTTGGAAGACTCACCAGCCATAGATAATGGCACTGATGGAGAAACAATAGGCGCATATCTATATGCCAGTACATTCACTGATTTAAAGGTGGATGAATTTGTATCAGTGAATGAGGAGGCAACACTCCAAAACTTGAAGCCTTTGGTGTCTACTGAAACTGTAACAGTCCAAGAGACCGCAGATTTACTTGTATCCAAGTGGTTAGTATCAAATGAAACTGTAACAGTCCAAGAGACCGCAGATTTACTTGTAACTAAATGGCTGACAGTAACTGAAGAGACAGTAGTAATAGAAGTAGGTATCTTATCAGTTCCTGACCTTATACTTCTAAGATCGCATGAGTATACGGGAGTATCTGATGAAGGCATAGTAAGCGCTATAAGAGGACTAAGTTCTGAGGAGCGAGTAAGACCGTATGAGTACGGTAACCTTAGTTCTGAAGTAGTTGATCCTTTTAAAGACTACTTCGATAGAGGACAGTTTGATTATGGTGATGAACCGCCACAAGTCAGAGATAAGGATATCGAGAATGCGAGAGCCGAAGCAGACTGCGTGTTTAACGAAGGAATATATCCAGATCAAGAATGTTCGGATAAAGCATACCTTTACCTAACAGCACACTTCCTACAGTCTGATATACAAGCCGGAGCGAGTTTTGGGCAGCCGGACTTTCTTCAGACAGCAAGAACCGCTGACGGGATTACAGAACACTTGTTCATCCCCGACTGGATGAAACAGAGTGATTTCGTTTTATATGTAACTACTTACTATGGTAAGAAGTTTTTAACAATATCAAAACCTTGGTTAGATGGTGCCGTATTTGTAGTAGCTGGAGGAACAACGTTCTAATGAGTACTTTTGAATCAAACTTAAAAGGGCTTCTGAACTTTCAGAAGAACATGAAACAGATGGACTCAAGTTATTACACAGATGTAGGTATATTTAAACCAGAGGTTTATGAGGACTCAGGAAAGACCGTACCGGAGGTTGGGTTAGAACACGAGTTAGGTGTTATATCAAAAAACCTACCGAGAAGGTCTTTCCTCGAAGACCCTATTAGAGATAATATGAATAAGATTATAAAGGGTCTATCAACGACAATCGGCAAGAAATTAGTGGAATCTAACATGGATGAAATATTTCAGGCCATTGGAGAAGGTGCGGAAAAAGTCGTTCAGCGAGGCTTTCGTACTAAGGGTTACGGAAAATGGTCTCCATTAAGTTCCGTAACAGTAGCTAATAAGGCTGTTAAAGCCATTAAGATTAGAGACTATAAGAGGATAACCAAGGCGGTTACTCGCTCACAAGTAAGAAAAGCAAGGGACAGCATCTTGATAGATACTGAGTTACTAAAGAACTCTATAGAGTGGAGGGTAGGTAAAAGCTAATGCCAGTACCATATTTAGGAAATGCGCTAAATGGTTGGGTGCATAAGAAGATAGTAAGACTTGTCACTAAACAGGTGGTAGACTTTAAAGTTGTAGAAACCACTTCAGACATAGAACTCTACATAAACAAACAACCAGTGCCATCAGCATTAGTTCAGCGTATGCCTCAAGAGCAGAGAACTTGGAAGTGGTGGTCTATAATAATCAAACAAGGGCCATTACTAACAACAGATGATGAGATAGTTATAGACAATATAACATACAGAATACAACAAACATCGAACTGGTCGGGTTCTGGCTTTCAGAAGTACAAGGCAGTGGAGGACTACACAGATGGATAGTAACACAGAGATTGATATTAGAGTAGCAGAAATAATTTCAGAGTTTATGGAGCTATCCAGCGGTAGAATAGTAATATCCGGTCAGAACTATAAGGCTCCTAAAGACGATGGTATTTATATTATTGTATCAATGAGAGCACCTTATGTATTAGGACAGAAAAAGTACTTTGATAATGCAACCAATGAGGAAGTTAATGAAGTATCCATGTTTGCTAGCATTGATATAGAAGTAACAAGTAAGAGCCGGGAAGCTATGAATAGAAAAGAGGAAGTGGTCATGGCCCTAACCTCTTATCAATCTATAGCCCTACAAGAAAAATATGGCTTTAAATTATTTAGAAATAGTAGTATAATGGACTTAACTTTTATAGAAGCAAGTGCAAGTTTGTACAGGTACAGAGTTCCTATAACGGCTACGTACAACAAAATAAAGAGGTCTGGTGTTGATTACTATGATAAGTTTAGAACAGCCCAGCTCGAAATAGAAAGATAAGGAGTATCTATATGTCATTACCAATCAGTAATGTAGTAAGAGTTTCTGTTTTGTCTGGTTTAAAAGGGCTTTCAGATGTAAACACATCAATGTTAGGTCTTATTACAGACGAGATACCAATTAACAGTACCAGTTTTGGTGTTTACAGAGCTTATAAGGACGCATTAAGCGTTGCAGCAGATTTTGGTACAAATACAGACACAGCAAGATTAGCTGAGAAAGTGTTCTCTCAGAGCCCTAACATCTTGACAGGAAATGGTTCTTTGTTAATTGTTCCTAGGGATCAATCAGCAGCAGCTACTAATGCAACCATGCTTGTAGAAGGCTTCGTTGATTTCTCAGGCTTTACAGCAACGGATTATAACATTAACACTGGCGCTGACATACTGATAGGTGAGCTTGATTTAACAGATATCTCTACTATAGAGACTAGTCTGAATAGTACTGCTATGGGAACAGCCGAGTTAGCGTTCACTGTATCAGGAGAGGTTACGTCAGCTAGAGTAACCCTTAAGTCTACCGGCACAGCGGGAGTCGCAGATACTTTTACAATCGGCACAGCTACCACTGGGACAGATATTGCAGCTCTTTTAGGACTTAAAGACACAGCAACAGGAGCCGAAGCTGGAGTAGAAACTATAAAAGATTGTATAGTAAGAACAGCATCCAGCGTACCTTACTTCGGTCTTATATATAATGTCAAAGTGACAAACACAGAACTTCCAGAAGTGGCAAGTATCGTACAGTCCCTTAACGTTATTCAGTTCGTAGGCAGCAATGTAGAAGGGGACATCTCTGGAATATATGACACGTTGGTTTTATCCGGGTATAATCATACAAGATGTCTATACTATTCGAACTCCATAAACGAGTCAGTAGACTTCGCAGCAGGTTATGCATCAGCCGGGCTAAGTGTTAACTTCGCTGCTGGTAATACAGCAGCGACAATGAATCTTAAAGAGATCGTTGGTGTAGCAGCAGATCCAGTATTTAGTACTACAGCAGGACAATCAAGATTCGATCTTTGTAAAAAACACGGTGTAGATTGTTACGCAGATTATAAAGTACCTGGGGTTGCCTCTTTTAAAGAGAATGATTACTTTGATGAAGTGTACATTAGACTAGCACTTAAACTGAAATTAGAAGTTGCAGGTTTTAACTACCTTAAACAGACAAATACCAAGATACCACAGACAGAAGATGGTATGGATGGGCTAAAAGCAGCATATAGAAGAGTTGTTAATCAGTTCGTAAACAATGGTTCTTTTGCACCGGGTACATGGACAGGATCCACTACTTTCGGTAATCCAGAAGACCATAGAAGAAATATAGAAGAGTTCGGTTATTGGCTATATAGTTTACCAGTGAACCAACAACAAACGACAGACAGAGAAGCTAGAATTGCTCCAGTAGTACAAATAGCTTGTAAATCCGCAGGTGCTTTTCACAGCTCAGATGTGATAGTACTAGTTGAAAGATAAGGAGATAAACAATGATATCATTAACAGGTGACGATATTTCTATCATAAATGGTAGACAATTGTACGACTTGGCAGATGGTGATGTAGTATCACTGGATGCACCTAACAACTTGGCAGATGGCAAGAGAGGTAAAAACGGTAACAGTATTATCGCTCTTAACTCAACTGGTAAGATTGTTAATGTAACAATAAGAGTGCTTAAAGCCTCTCCTGATGATAAGTTCTTTAACCGGCAGATGAACCAGTACCTAAATGCGAAAGCAGCTTATGTATTGATGAATGGTGAGTTTATTAAGAAATCAGGTGATGGTGCTGGAAACATAACAAGTGACATCTATACATTAGGTGGTGGTTATGTTAGTAAATTACCTAACAGTAAAGAAAATGTAGAGGGTGACACTGAACAAGGTGTAACTATCTATACATTACAATTCATGAATAGCGATAGAATCATAGCATAATATTGCATAGGAGCAGTTAAAAATGAAGTTTGATAAAAAATTATTAAGTGTAACTCCATCGTCTTTCCGTATTGCGAAAGACTTGGAGTATGCTATAGGAAAAGCTCTAACCAAGAGTGATCTAAATATTGGAGATGTGGATATAGATGAAAAAGATCTAAGTAAGTCTGATGTATCTATGGATACAGTAATGTCGTTACTAAAAACATCTCTACATGTACTAACAGACAGTACATTGGAAACGGCACTATTCACATGTGCCGGTAGAGCTATGTATAATAAGGTTCGTATAGATGAAGAGTTCTTTGAAGAGATAGAGAATCGTGAGCTATACTACCCTATTATGTTTGAAATTGCCAAGGTAAACATCGGCCCTTTCGTAGGGAGCCTCTTTTCTCAGTTCGGGGGGCTATCAAGTCTGATAAAGTCCGGCCTAAAGTAGATATAAGAGCTGATCTTGCCTTACAGCTAGCTTTAAAGTTAGCTAAGGCAGGGTATTATAATGGTGATCCAGAGCAAGTTTTAAATGCTAGGGTAGACATGGTTTTGTCTATACTGGATTTTGAAGTATTCCAAACGGAATATGAAGAGAAATACATGGAGTTAAACAAACATGAAAATAGCTGAGATATTCGCAAGAGTACGACTTAAAGCAGACGTTAACAAAGTAAATAACTATGCAAAAGCAATTCTTCAATTGTCAATGAACATGAAGAAAATGATAGACAGTTCTTTAGACGCTGCTAGTTCACTTAAGCAATTCGAAGCTGAGACAGGTTTAAGTACCAAGTCTCTTCAACAGTGGCAAGCAGTAGCTGAACAAACCAATGTATCGGCTAAAGCTGTGGCTGAGAGCATGAAAAATGTTTCTCTGAATCAAGAGAAAATGAAGTTAGGGATGGGTACACACAAAGGGTACCAGCTTCTATTTTTAGATCACAGGAATGACCCCTTTGTTTTTCTTAAGAATTTGAGAAAAGCTATGCAAGGGCTATCTCAACCTATGAAAAAGTTAGCACTAGAGACACTTGGTATAAGTTCAGAGCTTATGCGCGTGTTAGACATGAGTGAGAAGCAATTTCAAGAAATGGCTGATAGTGCTTTGATAATGCCCTCTCATATGATTGATGCATTAGACTCTACCAGAAGTTCCTTAGTTACGGTAGTACAGGCGTTTAAGTATTTAAAAGCAATGTTAGCGGTGGAGTTAGCTCCAGCCATCAAGCAACTGGCAAAACACTTCGTGGCATTCGTTAAGAAAGACGGAGCCAAGTTGGTTAGGTTTCTTTTAGACCTTGTTAAGATTGTGGTACTGTTTATACAGGCACTCGGCACTTGGTCTGGGATGTTCTATAGACTTATTAGGGACACAGTAGGATTTAAAGTAGCCTTAACTGCCTTACTGGCTATCATAGTAGCCCTCAATGCAGCGTTCTTATTTTCCCCTATTGGGCTGTTCTTAATGTCAGCATTAGCACTATTCCTAGTGTTAGATGATATATATGGGTACACGCAAGGAAAGAACTCAGTTTTTGGGGATGTTTTAAAAGAAATGCCTAAACTAGAGGGAGCTCTAAAGCTCTTAGGTTTATTGGGAGCAAGTAAAGAAGATCTTGCCAAGATAAGGGAAGAGTTTGGTAATTGGGCAACCGTCATAGATGGAGTGAGATACTCCCTATGGTTACTTATAGAAACATTATTAGTTATTCCAAGGTTATTCAATAACATGTTCTCAGGAATTGGGCAGTTGAACGACCTATTAAAAATGGGTAAAGGTAGTAACGCAAAGTTAACGCCAAAGGCAATAGAGGCCATAAGAAAAACACAAGTGGAGAAAGCCGGTGGCTATGTTGGCCCACCTCCTGCACCAGTGAAGATAGGTGACACTACCTTAAACATCTATGGTGTTAAGGATGCAGCAGAGGCATCACAACAAATGCAAAAAGAGTTAGAGGAAACAGTATCATCAGCATGGAATAGATATAATGGTGTGGATGAGTCAAGTGCTCTCGCAACCCCTGTGCCAGCGAAATAAGGAGACACGATGTCTATAAATAGAATATTACAACCACCAATAGATCCAACGCCGGGCGTGGGCTTTATAGATGCGATAGCTAAAGCAGCTATCGTAAGACCTAAAGGACAACCAGGCATATCAGGATTCTTATTTGATATACCAGAAACAGAAAAACTGACTTTAACAGCGGATATAACAGACAATTATACAGAAGATAACACTTATATAAATGACAATAGAGTTTTCAAACCTGTTACTATAGAGTTAAGCGGTCTTATAGGAGAGTTGGTATTAAGACAAACCTTATTCTCTCAAATAGCACAGGCCGCTAGTCTTACGTTGTTGGCTACAGTAGCAGCGTTTCAAGGTAACTTCACAGATGGCATGACGCAAGTTTTGTTACAAGGAATCTCGGCTGCTAATTACGCAGTGTCAAGTGTCAATCGTGTAAAAGAATACGTGAGTAAATACACAACTGAGAATGGCCCATTTGCTACTTCTCAGGAAGCAATCTTTGCACAACTTGAAGCATTATTTGTAACACAGAAAACATTGACAGTACAGACCCCTTGGAAGTTCTATGATAATATGCTTATACAGAGCATAGAAGCAAACCAGAGTCCTGAGTCTACCGAGATATCAGATATCAAAGTGTCTCTTAAACAAGTGCGGTTCGCTAAGATAGGTATACAAAACTTCTCCGAATTAGGAGATGTTGAGGCGAGAACTTTAATACAACAACAAGGGCCGGATAACACCGGACCAGCAGGAACAGCATTAGGAAGTAATGATACAGTGTTTAAAGCCGCAGTAAATTTAGTACGATAATATAAGAAGGTGCCTATGCAAATTATAACAGGATTACGATCAGTAGCTATACAGAACTTTCAGATAAACATTGATGAAGGGACTATATATTTTACGTTCACATATAAACCAGCAGTTAGCATGTGGTTTATGGATATAACATTTAATGAGACCAGCTACAAAGGTTTAAGGTTATGTCTAAACACTAATTTAATGTACAATTGGGAAAAGCTTATACCCTTCGGGATCATGTGTTACTCCGATATACATGGTTATGAACCAACGTTAATAACGGACTTGTACTATGCTAAGGTCAAGGTAGCTGTTATAACTAAAGAGGAAATAGCTTTTATAACCTCTACTATAAATGAACAGGAATAACTATGGTCGATACTAACATAAGTGATATAGTACTAGAGAGGCAGTATGAAATAGTTATAACTAACCCTGATGGTGAGTTAATAACTATAGCAAGCCCGTTCACTGCTAAGATATCCGTAAAGCGTAGTACACTGGCAGATGCTAACCGTGCAAAAGTTGTTATACACAACTTGGGAAGCACTACCAGAGGTAAGGTGTTTAAAGATCAATACACCTTTAATGAACAATGGATAATTGGTATCAAGGCAGGATACGAAGAAAAGAAGCTAATCTTTTTTGGATACGTACAGCAAGCATACTCATATAAAGAGGGTACAGAGTGGATGACAAGCATAGAAGCTTTTGATGGGCTCTACCCTACACAAAACAGTCATATAGCTAAGACTTTCCCTAAGGGTTCGTCATTTAGAGACATAATAATCCAGGCAGTGTCAGGTATGATTGGTGGGATAAAGACCGGGAACCTGTCAGGTGTCAATGATAAGAAAACAAAACGTGGAGTAGTAGGTCTAGGTAAAGCTGTAGAGTTAATACACGTATTAACAGGAGGTACCTACTTTATAGATCAGAACATACTACACGCTATAAATGACGATGACTACCTAGGAGAAGAGGTTCTTGACCTTGGATCAGGGTTATTGTTAGGCACTCCAAGAAGACGGGATATAATGTTGATATGTAAAACTATCTTCTTCCCGGAAGCCACAGTGGCAAGTGCGGTTAGGCTTACCTCTAAGCATCAAGAGTATTCAGGACTATATAAGATAATGAGTATTCAACACGAAATAGAAATATCAGGTTCTTCATCAGGAACAGGTATAACAACCTTGGGACTAAATGCAGGAGCTAAAGCACTAAGAAAGGCAGTAGATGGCTAAAGAACCACTTAATAATTCACAAAGATTAACACCTTCATTTGACGATCTGTTAGAACTATTTAAGGCTAACATATTCGCTACAATGAATTGTGTTCAGATCGGTAAAATAGAGAAGTTCACTAAAGGAGAACAAACAGCGGAGATTCAGATACAAGTTAAGAGACAGGTCAATGACAAAAAGTCAGTAGCCTACCCTGTTCTTGTTGATTGTCCAGTGGTAGTTCTTCAAGGTGGAGGAGCATTTCTAGAATTCCCTATTGCTAAAGGTGATTATTGTGTCGTACTGTTTAATGATAGAGATATTGATAATTGGTGGGACTCCGCAACGGTTGCAGAGCCTAGTTCAAGTAGGAAACATAATTTGTCAGATGGTATGGCACTCGTTGGACTTAATCCAAAGTCTAATGTACTTCCACTAGCTGGAGATAAGGTTTTTTTGAACGCTGCTGACCACAATCTTTCGATAAATAGTACGAAGCAAATTGATTTTAACGGTGGTACGGACTTCGCAGTTAGGTATAACGAGCTTAAAACACAGTTTGACCAATTAAAGACAGACCATGATAATGTAGTTGCTTTGGTTAAAGCACACACACATGTGGCTCCTTCAGGAACTACAGACGCCAGTAGTACACTACAAGTACTGGCACCCTCAACAGCGGACTTGACTAATGCTAAGATAGCTAAAATAAACCTACCGGGAGTTGGAGAATGATAATAAGAGGGCTAGATGCTCAAGGTGATTGGGTATACGGAAAAGGTAAAAGTGATTACGCTAAGAATCTAGATGGTCTAGAAATCGATCTTGCTACAAGATTAAGGTCTTGGAAGTTCGATTGTTTCTTCGCTTCACAAGAGGGCGTTGACTATCGTAGCTATCTGGCAAAGAACACCCAACCATTCTTAGAAGCAGACATAAAAAGAGTAATACTCCAAACAGAGGGAGTTACAGTAATAAATAGTTTTTCAGCAGTATTTAACGAAAATGAAAGAAACTTGACAATTGAAGCGGATATTAGTACAATATATGGAGAGCTTACTAACTTTAACGTTTCAGTCTAGTATAAGGAGATAACATATGCCAGAATTAGGCGATTTAGATGATTGTTATGTAACACTTGATAGTGGTAAAAGAGCAAGAGTAGGCTGGTCAGATCCCGCAGAAACAGTGCAGGGAAAGCCTTTTAACCTTTGCGTAGGTCAGGGTGAGATACCGGGATACTGGTACATAGATAAGTTTGGAGAGAATCCTTCAATTGACACTGGTGATCCACCAGTTGACATATGGGAAGTAGGAGGATTATATAATTATGATGCCATTAACACAGCACCAATTGTCTCGCTCATAAGTACCAGTTCTTCCGACACGGAAGATATAGAAGTAACAGGTTTAGATATTGATGGTAACGCTGTTACGCAGGTGCTTACACTAACCGGTGATACAAGGGTAGCCTTGACAACACCGCTCTGGAGAGTGTATAGATTGGAAAACATCGGATCAGTTGATCTAGTAGGCACTATTCATTGTTATATAGGAACCGGGGGTGCACCAACAGATGCTAATACTAGAGCACGAATCTCAATAGGAGGTAACCAGACACTTATGGCCTTGTCAACAGTGCCACTTGGTAAAGTAGGTTTCCTTTTAAAAGGTGAACTTGGTATTAGTAGACCTCAGACAGCGGGTGAAGCAAGATGTGCATACTACTCAAGAAGAGTAGGAAAAGTGTTCAAGATAAAGAAACGTATAAACGTGACTAACCAAGGATCAAGTCTATACCAAGATGAGAGAAGTATTCCTGACGTTATACCAGCCTTGACAGATATTAAACTTACTGTAGAATTTGTAAGTGCTAATAGTATGGGTGCATGGGGAGCTTATATAATGTATATAGTTGATGAAGATAAACTAGCACCAGAATTCTTGGCTATGATAGGTCAACCGACCAGCATGCCAACATAAAGGGAGAAGTAAATGCCAGATATTTTAGATGCTGATGGTCTACAGATAAAGTCATTAACAGAGGTACGAGACGAACTGGAAACAGATCTTCAGAATATCTTTGGTTCTGACATAAATACTGACCAAAATAGTCCAGATGGACAACAGATAAATATCTATGCACAAGGTGGTATAGATTTAAGAGAAGTAGTACAAAAAGTATACAATGGGTTTAACCCTAATCTTGCTGAAGGTAAAGTACTAGACCAGCGAGTAGCAATTAACGATATACAGAGGAACCTGGGTACCTACTCCACAACACCTGTCACTTTGACATATGACAAGGTGGCAGCTTTGATTGGTCTAGACGCAGAGTCATCCACTCTTATTCCTGATATTGAGGGCTTGTTTACTGTTAAGGATGATGAAGGAACTTTGTTCTATCTAATAACAAGTGTGACAACTGCCGGAGCAGGAAGCAGTGTACATGAGTTTAGAGCAGCGGAATTAGGTCAAGTTGAAATATTACCTAACACAATAACAACACAGCAAGTGATTGTATCGGGGATAACCGCTGTTAACAATCCTTCGCAGCCAACGACAATAGGTATTGATGAAGAGACAGACATAGCATTGAAAGTTCGTAATGTTAAGGCTGCAGCTCTGAGATCCTATGGGTACCTAGATAGTATTATCGCAGGACTTAACAATATTACAGGAGTGGTAAATGCCTATTGTTATGAGAACGTTTACTCATCTACAGATGCTGACGGGATACCAAGTCATAGCATTTGGGCAATTGTCGAGGGTGGAGCGGATGCTGATATTGGAGAAGTATTATACAAAAAGAGAGGTGGAGGCTGTGGTATGAAAGGTGCGGTAGAAGTAGTTGTACCAAGAAACACAGATCCAGCGTCAAATGCCAGTATGTTCTTCGATAGAGTTGTACTTGATGACCTCTATATAAAAATGACTATAACTGGTTTCTACAATGACACTACTGTTAAAGACGGTATCGTAGCTGATATTATATGGGATGTTGGACAACCAGCAACCAGCGATGTTATATCCTGTTATGTTAAAGGGCTATATCCGGATGCTATAATAACAGAAGTTAGAGTAAGTACTGACGGTGTCGTTTGGGCAGAGATAGTTGCTGCACCAGACAAGAAAACAAGATACAATAATGATGCGCCTAATATTTCGATAAACGGAGTGTGATATGGCAACTAATGCAGAGTTAATTGATTATTATAAAAACACTTTAATATTACAATATAGACAAATGAGAGTAGTAGATCCAGAAGCAGTAGACCCTGCACTTGAGGAGTCTAAAGCAACTAGACATATTACTGCACTTGTTAAAGCTATCATGATATTTGAACTAATAGAAGACGTACAGAACGGCTTCAATTTGGATGATAGCATCGGAGTGCAGCTTGATATACTGGGTAAATATATAAACTTCGATCGTAAGATCAAAACAACAGGTGGGAGCACTAGAACTTTAGCTGATTCTGAGTACAGAGTGTACCTTAAAGCTAAAGTTGCTCTCAATACTATGGATAGTACTCTATATGATATAGATACCTATCTAGAAACACATATACCAGCGTCAAGTGTCATAGATACTACTTTCATGGCTCTTACTTATCAATTGGAGGGCTTGACATTGGTTCAGACTCAGGAGATGGTGTATAACGATATGTTACCTCACCCTACCGGAGTAGATGCTAGTGACATGGTATATGAAGTCCCTGCTAATGAGGGCTTCAGGTGTGCAAGCGCCGGAGTACCAGTGACAGGTGTCAAAGGGTTTGGGTCTGCCGGAGCATTGGCAGGTGGCAAACTAGCAGTCGCAATAGGCGCACAATATTAAAATAGGAGATAACAGATGGCGAAGCCAAGTATAACACAAGAAAAGCTCAAGTGGGCTGATTCTAGTATAACAGATCCGGGAAGTGGTGAAGCAAATAAGGTTACCACCCCTACTACAAAAGAAACAAACGGTTGGATATACCAAGAAGAGCCCGGCTTTAATTATTTAAATTATTGGATGAACCTTGCTTATCAGTATGTGGCCTGGATTGTTGCAGAACCTTTGGAAGGAAACTATAAATTTAGTGGAACTAAAACGTTCGAAGAAGAGCTATATATAGAAACATGGTCAGAGGTTCAGCAAGGGTATCAGTCATTTAGCAAACTTGTAGATGACATTGGTATAATAAGTACTTATTATACCAATCCCGGTGGAACTGCTAGTCTCATAGACTTATTTCAATTAAGTGCTGGAACAGTACACTATTATAAACATACTTTCTTGAATGAAGTGGAAGCAGCAACAGGTATAAAAATAACAGGTGGTGACCTTGTTATAGAGAAGTCCACTACTCCTACGATACTACTTAATCACACTGGTGCTGGTAGAGAGGTATATATAGAGAACACAGGAACAACGTCCAGATGGTTAGCTGGAGGCTCTACTCCAAACCCTGCTTTTGAAGTAACTAATGCCACGGCTGATATAACTATACACAATGAAGCAACCTTTAATGACATTGTTACCTTAAAAGAAAACGTGTTTGCAGAAAAGGACTTAAACGCAGACAACGATGTTATAGCACAAAACGATGTTTATGCTTATGGAAACGTGACTGCGAGGTATAACCTTATTGCACAAGGGAGTGCGAATATACAAAACGAAGTAACATGTGGTAATGTGGATGCTCGTAATGATGTACAAGCTGGAAAAGATCTTTTGTCTGTACGTGATGTTAAGGCGGTTGGTGGGTTTGTTATAGGGCTAAATGGAGTAGTGACAAAACTTGCTGAGTTTACCGGAGCAGGTGCTCCGACAGATGCCCAGTGTGTTACAGAACTAGAATCAGCCGGTGCTATTTCTGTAGCCGAAGGCTTTGTTGGTCTAATGGAGAATGACAGTACTAAAGTTGTATATATGGCTGTTAAGAACACAGTTGGTGACTGGTACCAGACCGCTTTAACAAAAACACTTTAATTAACCGGAAGTAACAAATGTCAGAGAACGATTTACATAGAAAGATTGACAATATGAACGCAAGTATTAACAATAAGCTTGACAAAGTTTTCGGTGATATGAATAAAAAAGTTGACCAGTACATGCAGAAACAGTTTGATGAACAAAAAGAACAAGTTAGACACTGCGCTTTAATGAGTAGCGCAGTGGAACATAACGCACATGAGATAGAGGAAGTACGACTAGCACTTAGCAAACATAAAACTTTGTATAGGCAAGACCTTGCTTCTAGACAAAAATGGTGGAATAATTTTGCAGCTAGAGCAGCTTTTTTTGTGATACCATTTGTTATATCAACAGCGGGATTTTTTTACAAAGGAGCAGAGCATGATGAAGTTCAATGTCCAAACAGACCAGAGGTGGTCGAAGAACATTATGACCCACCCGAAGACACAAAGTAAGCCAGATTTCATTTGGCGTTGGGGTTGTTTATTAACTTGTATAGCTAACATCTATCAATGGGTAGAAGACATGCGAGTAACACCGGCAGACATGAATGAGATATTTCATGAGATCAAAGGTTACATGTTACTTGACGATCCATCAACCCCAAGTAGTACTGCCAGTGCTATTCACTGGGGAAATGTTAAAAGGTTCCTTGAGCCCAGTATAGAAATACGAAACAGAGTTAGTATCTATGACTACTTTGACTCTGAAGACTATTACTATATAGCAAGAGTGACACATAGCACAGGAGTAGGTAGCCATTATCTATTGGTAATTGGCAAGGGTGATAATACCTTTTGGTGTTTTGACCCAGAGACAGGTGATACAATAGGAGTAAACGCAGATGACATATTCTATCTGCACGAATTTAGGAGGAAGTAAATGTTTAAAAAAATGTATTCAAGAAAAGTTACTGCTTACTTTTTAAGTATGGTAGTATTCACAGGGGCCTTTTTCTCATTAGTAAAATGGGCACCTAACACTTTAGAATGGGTTGGTATAACTCTTCTATGGTTGATTTTTGCAACCAATGTTCTGTTTATATCATTTAATTCACTTGATAAGGGGATGAAATTATATGCTGAATTTAAAAAAGGTCGTTAAGAATATGATGAAGTATAAGTACTTCATCATGGCAGGTGTTGCATTCATTGTTTTGGTTATGGCGTTCTTTGTTTATAAACCATTCTTCATTGCCTTAACTGGTATGTTTGGTTTAGCAGGGGCCGCAGAAGGTGCTAAAGCAATAAACAAAAAGATAAAGGAGCTCGAACGTGAAAGACAGAACATCCGTGGAAATGTTGACGAGAATACTACTAGTGATAACCTTTCTTTTGGCCAACGTTTCATTAAGCGCAAAAGAGATAAGCATAACAAATGATGATGATCCGGACATCATAGAAGTAAAAATGGATAGACTAACCTACTTTCTTGTTACTCCGTTCTTTATGAACGAGGTTGAGATTGTAGATAGTGAACATGAAATAGATAAGAAGATAATTAGATACTATAAAGATAAAGAAGTGCTATTTGACAAGGTGGTCAAGTTCGCTAACCAGAAGGATATTATGATAAAGGCTTTAGTGATAAGTACGTCGGTAGGTTTTGTGATATCTATAGGACTGATAACAGGTGTAATAGTCTACGCTTTGTTACACTATTACACCAATAACAGGATTACTTCTTTCTCTTAAATATAACCATAGCAAATGATATTGGAGCAAAGAAGTCCAACACAATTGATGGGAAGAAAGACAATGCAAACTGGATAATAAAGCCTGGTACTTTAATAATTCTGGAGAAGTACTTGTAAGTATTCCCATTAACTATATTATCAGAGCTGTCTTTAATTTTAATGATCTCTTTCTTATAATTAGAGATAGTTTTATTTATATTAGCAATTGACAACCTTAATTCGTCAATTCTCTTTTCGTTAGTCTTGGATGCCGTTCTGAAGGAACTACTCTCAAACATAGTATCAACAGTGTCCATTCTTTTATTTATAGATACCATTTCCTGAAGATAAGACTGTTTAGTCTCTTTTTGTAGCTGTATCAATTCTTCAATGTCAGACACTTCATTAAGGCTTAAAGTTGTACCTCCCCTTTGATCTATATTGGCATTGGACAATGATTTATATTGTCCACCAACTGTTGATATTACAGAATAGAATACCAACAACAACCACACTACTAATATTGTAGACCCTTGAAATCTCTTAAGTATTATTTGCCCAGTGTAACGTCTTCTTAGATCTTTATCCCTTTGTTTTCGTTTCTCTAAAACCATCTTGTTAGACTTAATATATAAGGCAATCGCCCCTTCAAATATAAGGTTTAGGAACAATACATAGATAACTGCTATTACTCCAGACCAGAACCAGTGAATATTATTATACATAAAGAAGTTAAAACTAAAGGCTATACTGGCGACCATTGCCAGTGTGCCAATTACCAAGTATGCTATGTCTGTAACCATGCTTATTAACTGTTCTCTATCTTTCATCTTTGGTCTCTCTTTCTACGTTCTGTATCAAACATCGCCATAGCTTCGCATACTATAAGGTAAGGACATCCACAAGTGCAGGTTCTATGCTGTAGGCAATCATGCTCTTCGATTGCCTGTATTATATCTTCTTTTATTATATCTTTAGTTAATGTCAGCATTCTAGCTGCAGTTGCTTTCATTTTTCACACCCAATTATCAAGTGGCTCATTGGTAATTGTTCAATCATACGTGTCACTACACCCCAGTCCTCTCTTAACTTATGTGACTTTCTTTGGTTATATATGGTCTTAAGCTGTAAATAGTTAGTTGATATACCCATCCACAACTCAAATCCCATAGGCAAGTTTGATATAACACTCATGAATCGTTCATGTGTCTTATCTTCATTGTATAAGGCTATGAAACTATTTACCAGATTCATGATCCTTTGGTCAACATATCTGTTACAATTGGTAATGTCCAATTGTTGCTTTGTCAGTCTGTGCATTTTAGACTGACTTGACACAATATCAACCCAACTATACCTCTGTAATTGGGGTGTTAAGTATTGTGGGTAACAGAAATCAAATTGTACTATGATACCTTTCAGGAAATTGTCGTGTCCTGATCCCGGCTTACAGGATGATAACTTGCTGGCTCTGTCAAATTGTGCACTAAATGCTACTACATCAGTTGTATTACTCTCTGTCACGAACCTCTGGGGCCTCCCCACAAACATTGGGTAACCTGCTCTGTATAGTGATCCTTCTAATCCAAACACTTCTATGTTAGTTATTTCTGTCATTTTTAATCCTTTTTTATATAATTCTTTTCCTCTGTTCTATTATCATTTTTGTATACGTTACCTATTATATCGTAGTCATACTCCCACATAAAATTCCGTGACAATAACTCCTTTATTGAGTACTCATATGACCTATAGTTCATTTCTTTCGGTGGCCAATATTTAACATCATTTATTTTGCCATTGGAAGCTATATCAATCAAAAAATAATTGTGTCCATTTACAGTTTGATTTAGTTTTATCACGTCACCATCTTTTAGATCACTGTTATACATCTTCGTCCTCCGATAGTTGTTCTAAATTCTTGTTACGACCACCCGGTGGAGCTAAATATCTTGAATAATGATGTATTGGGCATTGCTCACAATCTATCGTTGAACAGGGCACATCATCACATTTTTGGTCTTTATACTTATTGAATAGCTCCAATATTTCAGTAATTATATCCCTCATTTCTTTCTCCCAACTACATTTTCTATGGCGATTACTTCGTTACTAGTCCCTTCGATGTTAGAGTATGCTACTAGAGGGCAAACACTACAATTTAGCCCATAGCAGGTAACATCAGAACATCTCTTGTCTTTATATCTGTTGTGTAACTTCTTTAGTTCCTTAAACATGTTCATTTCTTCTTTTCTCCAAATAAAATATTTAATAATCCCTTATCTTTTAAAGAAGGGCCATACCATAATGACCTCTTCTCTATATCATCCATCTCTTTATAGAACTCGTCAAATAAGAAGTATTGATTGTCATACCACCCTAGACAAAAAGTTCTTTTGTTTGTTCTGTGATGCTTTCTTAACCATGGCAATTGGCCCTTCCTGTAGTCGAAGCGGTACACCTCGTCCCTTGCTATCCACTTTATAACCTTCAGTTCTATCCACCCTGTTATAGCAGGATCAAAGTAATATACATCCGGTACGCCAATTGACGATCCACCGGTCTCAATACTACAAAATGTCCCTTGATGTATGTCAGAGATCCCCTTTAGTACTCTGTACATCATAGTTTCTGTCATTCTTTCTTTAAACATTGTCCTCTCCTCTGGGTTCTTATAAAACACATTATGCACTCGGAGCATAACAACTCATTTATCCTCATACACTCTAGGTCTACACAGCGTATATCTTTGTATTTTTCTATTAGTTCTATCAAAACCTTGTTATCTTCATAAAGCTCTTCTATACCTATCATCTTAAAAACTCCTCCGCTCTAGTTTTCGTTATTCTTTAAGCAAGACTTTCCTCTATATCACTAGCAAAACATCTTATCTCTTCAATCTTACCATTTCTGTCTTTATACTCAACATCAAATACGTTACATTCTTTCTCTCGACATAACCTCATAATCACCCCATGCACTTTGTGCATTTTAATAAATACTTTGTTGTCTATATCATACTCAAACTCTACTTCTCTCATCCTAAAAACTCCTCCGCTCTAGTTTCTGAAACATCCCCCCAATTGTCGCCGACTTCTATATCAGCTCTAATTGGCACTCGTAACTTGACGCATGATTCCATGCAATGTGCCAGCTCTTTAGTTGCCTCCTTACCTTCTTTTGTTTGTGGTATTGATACATCTAACTCATCGTGAACTGTTAAATGTGGTTTAAGCACATTAAACACTCCAGCCTTATATGCATCAAGCATTCCTTTCTTCATAACATCAGCAGCAGTGCCTTGTATCAACTTGTTAAGCATCTTATAGTAACCACCGTTATTTCTTATCCAGTCGTCAACTCTTCCACGTCTTCCTAATAGTGTTACTATATAACCACGTTGCCGGGCATCGTCACCTACAACGTTCATTGTGTGACGTACATAAGGCATTTCACTGTGGTACAGATTAACTATTTCCATTCCATGTTCTAGGTCCCAACCATTACTTTCAGCACATTTCTTGGCTCCCATTCCGTACATAGACCCAAAGTTAACTGCTTTAGCATATTTACGTTCTAGTCCAGTCCACTGCATAACTGTCTTATGGTAGTCAGTCGTTGGATCAGTACAATAGGCATGTCGCAATTGATCAGCCCTGTCCCCTTGCGCATAATGGGCTAGTATCCGATACTCAATCTGTGAGTAATCAAGCTTACCCCACAGATGCCCTTCTTCAGGTATATAAGCTGCTCTACATTCCTTACCAAATCTATCTGCTTTAGAGGGCTGATTCTGCAGGTTGGGATTTGTACCAGAAAATCTTCCAGTTATTGTACCCTTACCATCTTTCTTTAATGGATGAAACATGCCATGTATTCTTCCATCTATACAAGTGTCAGGATCAAGTAGTATATTCTCAAATACAGAACTAACTACTCTCTTCATCCGCTTGACTTCTAATATCTCTTTAGCTATTGGGTGAGCTGTTCTCTCAAGAACAACATTGCTTATTGATGGATTCTTTTTATCCGTTGTAGGATAAGGTAATCCTAAAGAATCAAATATTACCGCCATCTGTTTAGATGAGTTATAATTGAATTCTCCGTATTCGTCAAATAACTTTACTTCCTTTTTACGAATTTCTTTATTGAACAACGATCTATTATCGGCCACTACATCTTGGTTAACCCTAACACCTTGTTTTCTCATCTGTAACAATAAAGGAGTTAAAGCGATTTCCATATGATAAACTTCAAGTAGATTTTGTTCCTTCATACATGCCCATTGTTTCCTGAATATCTCAATAGGTAGTACTGTATCCTCAAGAGCGTATTCTCTAACCATCTCTAAAGGCATCTTAGATAAATGCTTTCTTGCATCACCTTTCCAACCTTTAGACTCAGCGTACTCAGTTATTCTGGACTTCTTCTTACCTTTATTCAGGTACTTAAGTGCTAAGTTGTCAAGGGAATAAGATCTTGAATACTCATCTAACAAAGACTCTGCATACTGGACATCGTGCAATTCACCATTGACATTTATCCCGTAACCATTCTGGAGCCAGTCGATATCGTAGAGTAGGTTAGCTCCCAATTTCTTATTGTTACCTGCCAATTGTTCTTTAAGGTAGGCAATGTTCTTCTGTTTCCGTACAGGGTTTGTCTCTTCATGACCTATGTCGTAATATTCTGAGAAACCATCTGTAGTTGTTATTGCGCAACCCAAGATATGTCCGTCTTTTCTGTAGACACCGGGCCCTTTGTCAAGTAACAATGGGTCATATGTCTCTATGTCCAGTGATATTACTGGTTGGTTTTTAAGATCTGGATATTTCATTGGAACACTTCACTTATGAAGACAAAGGCCATGAAAAGCATCGGTGCTCCTAACAACATTGTGTAAGACATTATCAATGTAACCCTCAGCGTTAAACTTTTAATCTTATATATCAAACAAATCGGAATAAACATTGTAAGTAGAACTGCTGCCACTGCAAAAGATAATTGTATTATACCTAAAAAGTATACCGTTATTAGTTCTTTTATATACATAATTATTTCTGTCATATACTCACCTATATATCTTATATTCATATTTTGTATCACTATGTACTAAGTACAAGTTTTTCTTTGCTCTGGTAACACCCACGTAGAACACCCGGTGTTCACTGTCTGGGTTCTTGTTTAAGTTTTCGTGTACCTGTTTTGTTATATTAAGAAGTAGTACAACATTATCTGCTTCCGAGCCCTTGGTAGCATGTATTGTATTAACCTCTATGGTATAATCGTTAAGTACTCTACCTTTAGTAACAAAGTTTCTTATATGTGTTTTCTTAGCTGCTTCCCACTTAAACGACATCCACCAAGGTTGCTTGAAACTGAAGTGCTCCTCAAGAACTCTCCTCAACTTTAGATCGTCTTTATCACTGACTATTAAAGTCTTCTGTGCTTGCTCGTATAATTGAACCATATTCAGGTCTTCTTGTGTTATAGACGGGGAACCTTTATACCTATAAGGATATCCACCGTCCTCAAGCATCTCTTTAACACCGTTAAGGAACGTGTTATTCCTAGATAGAAACATCCAACTCTCACAATTGTCAAGTGGCAATCCTTTAAGGTTATTCATTGTGTAAACAGCACCATCTTTACCGGTTGACTCATAATGTTTCTCTACTCTTTTAGATATCAATTTTGTGATGTTCTTTGACAAGTTAAGAACCGCTCTTGGAAGCCTATAACTCTGTCTAAGGATCTCTATATCACCATCCAATTCTAAGAAGTAGTTTACATCGGCACCTGACCATTGGTAAATGGCTTGGTCATCATCCCCGGCGACATATATTGTATCAACATGTTTAAAGGCAGCCCATATCATTCTCCACTGTAACGAAGATAGATCCTGTGCCTCATCGACAATTGCCACCTTGACAGGTACCGCTTCACCATTGTCAATGAACTGTTCTATTAGATCAGTATAGTCTCTTAATTTCATGTGGTCTTTAAATCGTTTGTAGTTGTGCTTAACAAAGTTATATTTGCTTATATCAACGCTGTCTAGATGTGTTCTGGTTGCCGATGGGTTGTTCCTGTGTAGGTCTTGTAGGAACAGATATTTATCATCGTTATGTTTAAGATCTTCTGTGTAGTAACCGGTGAAATACATCCCTAGTTTCTTAGAAAACTCTCTATAATGAGATTTCTGTACCATCTCATTCTGTTTGGCTCCCAAAGAGAAGAAAGCCAAACTGTGTAACGTTCTAAAGTATGGGTAGTCCTTATCGCTACCACCAAACTTCTCTTTGGCTCTCTTCTTCCCCTGATTAACGCCTTCCCTAGTGTAACTAACAAAGGCTATTTCTTCCTTCTTATATGTTTTTAAAAGCTCCTCCAGTATACTGAGGAGCTTGGTTGTTTTCCCAGTGCCTGGGGGCCCAAAAATTAGGTTAGTCTGCATACCTGAACTCCCATTTAGCCTTAGCAATACACTCACTATACAGCGCACATGGTGGTACATAAGGGTTGCTTTCTACTCTATCATGCAAACAATTATCACAACACTTTAATTTCTCTATGAAGTCTAAGACCGCCTTATCTTTATCTGAATCGTTAAATAGTACTACTTTATCACCTATCAAAATACCTTGCTTCATAATCCTCTCCTAATATGGTTTCTCATCATAATCTTTACTAAAATCTACGTCAAACTCATCAATTTTAGTCTCATCTATAAACTTACTTAGTGCCTCAACAGGTAACTGCCAAGCTCTTAATTGTCTATTCTTCTTATTTATATAGTAACACTTTGACTTGCCACCTAGATCTAAGATCCTCATTCTTACTTCAGCATCTGAGTAAGCTCTAAATTGTTTGACCTGACGTAGAAAGGCATATAGGTTCTTAGCTTTAAATATGTAGGCACCTAAGTCTTTGTCATGGTACACCTTGTCAAGCAACAAGTCTTCTTTGGCGATTGCCATTGACTTACCTGTCATAAATTCTGTTAAGTGCTCCATGAAGATAGCTCCTGTGGACATATCCTCCTCAATGGCTATTGTTATTACTTTTATGTTAAGTAATGCACTGTTAACAATCTTACACCAATTGTTCTCTTTCAGTCTACCGGGTAATTTATGTAGAGTACGGAAACAAAGTTCTCTGAACTTTGCTTGGTTTATTATGTCTGATTCTTTCTCAAATCTTAAAGGCTTACCGTCTACTACCCACTCGTATGTTGGTGGATCTGTCATATGTTGATAGAAATCTTCATAGGTCAGTTCACTTACTTCATCACCCCCTATGCCATACTGTCTATTCTTACATGTTATCTTATTACAGTAACCCACAATAGGATCTTGTGAACATCTGTATGTATAATCTTTCTTTTCGTGTGATTTTATAACTGAGTTATAAACCTCGCTACTTGGTAACTGCTTATCTCCAAGTTGTCTGTTTGCTTCGTCAATGTGCGTTTCGTATTGGTCACCATACTTTGCTTTAAAGTATACTGCTAGAGAGAACAAGTAATTATTTCTACTTGTAGTATCACCTTTTAAGTATATATGTTGTAGACAAGGTGGTGCATCGTGTAATTCTACTGTCTCTAATGTCCCTTTGGCAGTTGTCATGGTGGCCATTCTGCTTTTTATTATCTGTAAAGCCTCTTCCAGTGTTGCCGGAGTACGATCTGCTTTTACTAACACAGCTTTAGCTTTATCTTTGTTGTAGTAAGGAAGGTTTATCCAATTACCAATACCACCTGATTTCAAGTTGTTCTGTTTAGGAAATACTTCAGTTGTCAGAGACAGTCCAAGTAACACACAATATTCTCTAAGTACTTCAATAAGTGTTTTAGCCTTTACTGGTTCTTCTAGGAACATGTACAAGTGCCAACCACCGCTCTTTGACCTAAAAGGGAACAGCGGCAGGTTGTGCTGATAGATGAGGTCTAATAGATAGTCAAAAGAACTATTATACACATCAACATCTATTACTCCGAACTTACAAGTTGAGTTAGGTGTTATTGGTGATATACCTAAACCTCTCTTACCATTTAAGTGATCCTCGTATAAGTGGTCTAGTACCATCTCATTTTTAGTGTACGTTTTACCGTTTAGTTCCTTCTTACCATCTACCACTTCTCCATATTCATGTACTCCGTACCCAGTGGTATTACCTGAGAAAAGTTCTATAAAAGTTTGTGATGTTAGTACATTCATTTGTGTAGCCTTTAGTTAAGATAGGCCCTGAATTAACAGGGCCCTTGTTTATTTAATATGGTAAATCGTTGTCGTTTGATACTGGAGTTGATGCAGGTGGTAACTGTTTGGTGTTACTTACCTCTGGCTCAGGTAATGCCTTTTGTGCTAATGCTTCTACGTTAGCTACAGCATCTTTGATATATTTAACGTACTCATCTTCAGTTATAAGACGAACTCTCTCAACATTTGCCGCAGAGGATGATCCGATATTATGCCACATGTTACCATCTTTATTATTTAAAACTGATCCTAGTTTCCAGACAGTGGCAAAGAAAGGTGCTTTGTTACCATTATCTAATCTTGTACATGCTATCAAAGTGTTCCAAGATTTAGCATATTTAATGGAAGCGCTCTTTAAAGATAGTATTTTAATACCTGAGTCCATATCATCCGCTACATATACATAATACTCGATTATCTCTGACAACTCATTGCCATTAGGTAATACCCATTTAGCATATACATCTTTATTAACCCCTGCTGGTTCAGTGTCATGTACTGTTACAAAGCCTGCTCTATTAGGTTTCCACTCTATGAACTTTCTTTTGAAGTATACTGGTATGATATTAACTTCCTTGCCATATACTTTGTTAGTTATGGAGTCCATAAACATACCTTGTTTAGCACCCTTTACATAACCCTTGTCATCCTCATTACACTGTGGTGAAAGTTTCTGTAATATTTTTAGGTAAGGAATGTTTATATCCCCCATGCCCATGTTTACTTTGTCATCTGCTCCGTTTAAAAAATCACTCATTTTACTGCTCCTGTTTTGTTTTGTTATTTTATTTTAGTTTTCTTATATATAAAAAGACCACACTCTTTAGGCACGTCTTCTATATTAACTCTTTGTATAGTATTTTTCTTAAGACCTAACAGGTCAGTGTAATATGCTTTCAATGTTTGTGGGTGGACTGTCTCCTCTTCTTTGAAGGGAACCGACTCATCTATAAGATAGTTTTTTATTGTATCCTCTGGACAATTTATTGTCAAGGTATCTTTAATAATATCTGCCCCATTATTATTTCTTAAGAAGTCTAAAGCTATCTTTCTCTTAGCCGGATCGGTCTTTGGTAAGGACACTTTTACATCTTCTGTTATCTCAATCTTTGCACCAGTTCCAAGTGTAACTCCGCTCAGCCCCTTTAGTTGTAGGAACTCAGGTATCATTTCACCGGACAGTTTGAGCTCTTGCATCTTAAGTTTTTTTAAGTGCTCCTCACTCTCTTTTATATGTACTCTTAGCCCTTCCAAATCTTGACACATGATTGACAAATGTGAAAGGTCACTTGCTACTGGCTCATTGTCCAGTTGTTCTAAGAAATTACTCATCGGCTGTCTCCTCCAATAAAAATTCCAGTGATTCACATATATCGTCCCACTTGCACTCGTTACAGGGTGTCTTATCCTTGTAGCACAAAGAGGACTTAGCTTTATGCTCTGCTATTAACTTCTCGTCTAACTTCATTGTAACCACGTCTCTTAGTCTAAGCTTCATCGGCTGTCTCCTCTACAGAATCATCTCTGCGTGCTTGTTCATCACACGTTATTCGGAACTTACAATCACTACAATCTATACCCCAACAATCAAAATCCTGCCACCGTTCGAAATCTGTCTTTTCTTCCATCACACTTCCTCCGCTAAATATTCCTCTAGGTATTCACAACTAACTAGCCACCTACACTCCACACAAAAAGGATCACCAACTGAACACTTTATACGATCGTCTTTAAACTGTTTTAATAACTCAGTATTCTTAACCTTTAGCTCAAGTATAGTAGCTAACTTTATATGTTCCATCACACTTCCTCCGCTATGTTTTTAATATCTGTGTTTCTAAAGTAATCAAGTAAACTCTTGTGAGATGACAATGCTGTATGAACCTTCTCGTCAACCGTTCCTTTGATCATAATATCTTTATAAACACATGTTTTTGTTTGACCACCTCTGTGTGTCCTGTCCTCACTTTGTAACCTGGTCTCTAATGAATAGCTATTTGACAAGTAATAAGTGATACTTGCCATTTGTAGGTTTAACCCTATTCCCATACTGGAATTACCTACTAGAATGTCTACCTCACCACGCTTAAAAGCAGCTATTATATGTCGTCTTGCATCCTTATCTATCTCTCCGAAGTAGCCTTCAATTCTCTTGGTAGGAAATTCCTTACGGAGTGATTCTATAGTCTGCTTAATCTCAGCAGTAAACCGGCTCCAGATAATTATCTGTTCGTCACTTGTCTCATGTATATCAGCAATAACAGCGTTAACCTTTGGGTTACTCTTTCCAATTGGCACTGGGTCACGATCCACTTTATACATGTCGTCCAGATCTTCAGTATAAGGAAAGAAGTTACTTGTTACTTGCTGTAACCTTGTTAATAAGGTCATCTTGTTTGCAACTGTCAATTCTTTCTTGTCATATATAGTAACCAGCTCGTCTTTAAGCTCTTTATATATACGTTCCTGTTCCTTCGACATGTTAACAAAAAGTTTTTGGTATACTTTAGGAGGTAAGTCCAGGCATTCGTCTTTCCTGACTGTTATACTATCCTCTGCAACCTTACTTTTAAGTTCATCAAGGTACTTATAAGGCTTACGCTCCCCCGGATGCTCAATAATATACTTAATATCATCCTGTGGTAGTTTCATCTTTGTTGCTATCTCGAAGATACTTTTACCTTGCTTGGAATATGCTCTAATATACTGCATTTCGACCTCTGTCACTTGCCTTGTATATTGTTGCATGTAACCACCGTTGCCTCTCCTTTGTTCCTGTACCTCAATTCCGTACCTTTGTTTGAATCCGTAAAAGTTCATCTCAAAATAATTAAACCTCAAGAACTCATGTATTGCCCAAATGTCATAAACACTGTTTGTTACTGCTGTACCTGTAAGAGCTAACCGGTACTTAGAAGTATAATCAACTCCGGTTATTGCTCTGCCACGTCTCTTAAAGTTGTTTAAACCATAGACAATGTTGAAGAATCTCTTTGACTTAGGATTCTTAATACGTGTCACCTCGTCAATTATCACCATTGTATTATGTTTCTCACAAAAATCTTTAAATACCAAATAACTAGTGCCACTTGAAAATGTCTCAACGTTGACTGCAAACCACTTTAAGGAGTCAGTTTTCATGTTGACAAATGTCTCTAACTCACTGTTATACCTCTTTGTTTTCTTCGTACTCCACAATAAGGAAGTAGTAGGTACTGGTGAATGTATATCCAATTGTTCTTGGATCCACTGCTCTGCTACACCATTCGGTGCAATAACCAACACAGCGTTTATTTTACCCTCCACGAATAGGTTTGATGCAATATCAATTGAAGTTTTTGTTTTCCCAGTTCCCATTTCCATATATAGAGCGTATCCCTCCTTACCATAAGCAGACATAAATGCCTCTGCCTGCTTTTCGTAAGGTTCTGTCTTATACAGATAATGATATTTACTCATTACTTATCTCCAGTGTTATAATCTCGTCAGGAGGCAGTAACTCTACCAACATTGTATTATAACTAAGATCTCCAGTCCAACAATCATTATCAGTTTTTGGAGGTAGTAACATACCCTCGAATTCAGCAGAACTAGCTGTTCTCATTACTAGCTCTCCTACTCTAGAGCTATTTGTAGCAATTCTTGCCACTTGTAAAGGCCGCATATCTCTTATACTAATCAGTCTTCTCTCATGTTCTTTTGCGTTTATTATTTTAATCATTTTATCCATTACTTAGCTCCAAGGTTATCGCCTCGTCTGGTGAGAGTAGTTCCACCTCTAATCCTTGGTTTTTCATGGACAACTCCCAGCAAGCATCTACTGTACCATCAGTTATATCCATTACCTCAAACTTGCTTGTGGAGGCGGTACGAAGCACTATATGTCCTACACTGGAGGAACTTTGAGAAACTATTCTACCCACTTGTAGTGGTTCCATAGCCCCCATCAGTATTACAATTTTAATATCTGTTTTTCTCTCTACAATCTTTATCATTTTATCCAATCCTTTTAATATAAAAATACTCCGGCAATGAGCCAGGGTCAAGTAACGAGTTAGGCATGTCAGTTAACCACCATTCATCTCGCTTTAGTCCTGCAGTTGTCAAGAAGTCAGCAACAAACTC